TCAATAAATCCCATCATTGCGATCAACCTCATCCTTAACCATTGATGCGAGCAGTTCTTCCAGTTTCTGCGCTGATAGCTTTACCTGGTGATCTTCAGCATCTTCCCGGGCTATTGTGGTTCGCGCAGTGGCTGATTTTGCTGACATCACCACAGGGGGCAGACGGACCATTGAACCATGGCCTCCGGAACAAATAAGGGCAAAAATAACAACCACTATCGAAAGCTCACAAACTAACCGCAGCACGTTCCTGCATACGACGTGTCTGCGGCATAATCCCAATGATTACTCCCTGACAGGATTTGCAGGCCACTCAATATCAGGTGCAGTTGATGTATCAACACGATTCAACAATACCCGATATTTATTCCATGCCTCCAGCAACGATCTTTCTTCCTCCGTTGCGATTTCCAGATCTACAGCATCCTGCAGTGGCGCAATATACTCACTGAATTCCTGGATGTAGAACTGTGTGGTGACGGTCTTCCAGCCATTCGGCTCCTGCTGTATCGAAGCATACCAGGCTATTTCAATATCGCTATGCTGCGGCAGCATTTAACCCCTTGTAATTCATCGCCATAATTGATTTAATTCACAAATAAAACTATAACATGGTGAAATCAATGAAAAAAAACACAGATGATGGGGCTAAAATTTACACACCACTTACCCTAAAGCTTTATGACTGGTGGGTTTTGGGAGTATCAAATCGGCTTGCATGGGGATGTCCTACAAAGGAACACCTTCTTCCACACTTTCTGGAACATGTAGGTAACAACCATCTGGATATTGGTGTTGGAACTGGGTTTTACCTTACTCACGTACCTGAGAGTAGTCTGATATCTTTAATGGATTTGAACGAAGCTAGCCTGAACGCGGCATCTACAAGGGCTGGGGAATCAAAAATTAAACATAAAATTAGCCATGATGTTTTTGAACCTTATCCCGCGGCGTTACATGGTCAATTTGATTCCATTTCCATGTTTTACCTTCTTCACTGCCTGCCTGGAAATATATCTACAAAAAGCTGTGTAATACGCAATGCGGCGCAGGCCTTAACTGACGATGGAACTCTATACGGAGCCACAATTCTTGGCGATGGAGTTGTGCACAATAGCTTCGGTCAAAAACTGATGCGCATTTACAATCAGAAAGGCATCTTTTCAAACACAAAAGATTCCGAAGAAGGCTTAACACATATACTCTCAGAGCATTTCGAGAATGTTAAAACCAAGGTTCAAGGTACTGTAGTAATGTTTTCCGCTTCAGGGAAAAAATAGCATCCAACCGCAGCACGTTCTTGCTTAAGACGTGCTGCGGCATAATCCCAATGATTACTCCCTGACAGGGTTCGTAGGCCACTCAATATCAGGTGCAGTTGATGTATCAACACGGTTCAGCAACACCCGATACTTTTTCCAGGCTTCCAGCAATGAGGTTTCTTCCTCCGTTGCAATTTCCAGATCTGCAGCATCCTGAAGCGGCGCAATATGCTCACTGGCTACCTGCATCAGGTTGTTTTTTGTTTCTTCCGCCTCCCGGATCCGGAACAGTTTTTCTGCTTCTGCATCTTTCACCCAGGTTGTGCCGTTCCACTTCTGAAACTCCCCTTCCGGCGATAACCAGGTAACATTTTCCGGTAATAAGCCGAGTTCAGAAATAAATAACGCGTCGCCGGAAGCTACGTCATAAACCGTTTTACCCCGATGATCTTCAACGAGATGCCACGATGCCTCATCACTGTTGAAAACAGCCACAAAGCCAGCCGGAATATCTGGCGGTGCAATATCGGTACTGTTTGCTGGCAGACCTGTATGAGGCGGAATATATGCGTCACCTTCACCAATAAATTCATTAGTTCCGGCCAGCAGATTATAAATTTTTATGGTCCGTGCTTGTTCACTCATTCTGAATGCCATTATGCAAGCCTCACAATATAGTTAAATGCGATGTTTTTGACGGTGTTTTCCGCGTTACCCGCAGCGTTAACGGTGATGGTGTGTCCATGTGAACCAATCGCAACGGAGTGCGTATGCGCACCAATACCTACAGTATGTGCATGTGCGCCAGAACTTGCTGCAGTACCAGACAGCGAGTGGGTATGAGCACCTGCTGACTGTGTCTGAATACGTTGATAATACGATCTATAGGAAGAAGTCCCCGGGCTTACTTGATACTGTGAATTCTGGACATAAGTGAACCCACCGCCATCATAAAATGCTAACGCAGAACCGCCGCCTCCTGGCCAACGAATACCATTACCATGAGTATGAACACCGGCAGACCCCGTAGAGCCACTCAGACTGTGCGTATGCGCCCCGGTGTTATTCGTGGATTTAGTGCCGTAATCAAACGACGATGTGGTTTTCGTCCCCAAATCCGTACTGGATGCGCTGGCGCTGTGGGTATGCGATTTAATGCCGTCCTGTTCCTGAGACAATACGGCCCGACCACTGGCAGGTTTGCCCTTAATCGTCCAGCCACGCATATCAGGGATCACGCCTGACGGATAAGCGGCTGCAAGTTTCGGCTAGGCAGATTTGTTAAAAGTCTGCCCCTGCATCAGGGCATAACCAGACGGAACGGTATCTGATGGCCACGGGATTGGTGCGCCAACTGGGTAGCTTTCTGGTGGAAGATTTTTCGAGGTATAAACTTCTGCCCAGTCTTCCTCAAAACCATAACCGTCTCTTGAAGAACGGTAGAACAGACCACGATTTCTGTAATGCGCCTTCATCTGCAGGGTCCGGCAACTTCCGACTCCGGTATAGAAGTTAACCAGAATATAGCTGTCGCCAGAGCGGGTGACATTGTAAGCGCCTGATTCGGCATTCCAGGGAACGGCTCCATCCGAATCCGCATAAGCCCCCGTCGAACGTCGGGCAAATGCACCAATATTTTCCGACGTGAGGTTAATATCCGCCGAGCCATCAAACTTAACACCGTTAATTTTTGGGGCTGCCGCAAGTTTCGTCGCGGTATCGGCGTTCCCCTTCAGTGCCCCGGTGATCCCATCAGTAACAGACAACGGACCTGAAATAGTCCCTCCAGTCGTTGGCAGCGCTCCAATATCTGATGGTGTAGGTTTCTGATGTGAGCTATACATCGTATAAACAACACCACCGGTAACGCTGGAAGGCTTACTCGCTGAATATGTTGGCGAGGTATAAATAGAAACTGACGCATTTGTAGTACAATCCCAATGGATATTTACACTCGTCGCATAATTGCCAATCTCAACGTAAATATCATATGTATCGCCGGATGTGTTGATCCAGGCGAAATTCGTTAATCCGACGGCTGTACGCTTCCACAAAGCTCCGGTAATCCCTTTGGGCTTTCCATTGCCTGCTCGTAGAACCAGTTCTGAAATGCCTGCCTGCTGTGGGGAGCCGACGTTGTAACCAGCGCCACCAATCAATGCGATGTAAACGATGGAACTCGCTTGTGGCATGGTAACCGTTGCCAGTTTGAACCACCCTGCCCCGCCAGAGAAAGAGATCGTTACTGAATTTAAAGTGCCAATATCTTTCGGTGTTAATGTTATATCCGCAGTCAGTGCTTTCCCGTTAACTTTTCGGTTAGATGGTACCCTGCCATTCGCATTGTCATTCGCTGCTTTAACTGCCTTCGGTGTCGCGGCAAGCGTTTCAGATGTGCTGTTGGTCGCACTGCTGAGCTGTACTATCCCCTTTTTCGTCGTACTTGCATCCTCAAGCGCCACGGCGGATGCAATATCCTCTGCCCGTTTTGCCGCTGTCTCGGCGCGCGTTGCCGCGGATTCCGCCGTACTTTTGCTCTGTGCTGCCGCCGTCGCACTGCCAGCTGCCTCTGTCGCCTTCGTGGATGCTGTCGTGGCGCTGCCCTTCGCTGCTGACGCCTGTCTGGTCGCCTCATCTTTTGAAGCTGACGCCGATGATGCCGATGACGCCGCCGAACTGGCGGACGATGCGGCAGCCGTTTTTGAGGATTCTGCGCTGGTTTCCGACGCTTTCGCGTTCGTCTCGGATGTCTTCGCTGCGGAAGCAGACCTTGCTGCTGCACTGGCCTGTTCAGTGGCTTTGCCAGCCTTCGTTGTGGCTGTTGAAGCGGATGATGCGGCGCTTTCTGCCGATTTTCCGGCGGCGGTGGCACTGGCTGAGGCCTGCCCGGCACTTGTTGACGCGGCACTGGCAGATGATGCAGCCGCTGTTTTTGAGCCTGCCGCAGCTGAGGCACTCTGTCCCGCTGCCGTTTCAGAAGACCTGGCGTTCGTCTCGGACGTCTTTGCCGCCTTCGCGGAATTTCCTGCCGCCGTTGCCGAGGAAGCTGCACTACTGGCACTTGATGATGCATTCGTTTCTGAAGATTTCGCTGCCTCTTTTGAGGCCGCCGCACCCCGTGCCGAGGTGGCAGCTTCTGACGCCTTCGTGGTCGCTGTGGATGCAGAAGTGGCTGCCGATTTTTGTGATGCTGCGGCATTCGTTTCTGACGTTTTCGCGGCACTGGCGCTGGTAGCTGCCGCGCTTTTTGATGACTCTGCAGCAGCAGCACTTTTTGCTGCTTCACGGGCCTTTGTCGATGCCGTTCCTGCGCTGGAAGACGCTGACTGAGCCGACGACGCGGCCTGTCCGGCTGACGTGCTGGCGGCACGTGCTGAGGCTGCAGCATCGGTTGCATGAGTTACCGCCTCGCTGGCTGATGCACTGGCATCGCTGGCTGATTTTTTCGCGGCTGCCGTATTCTGTGCAACCGCGGAGGCGTTACGTGACACTTCTTCCACCATCTGCTCAAAGCGGCGCAGTGCCTCCGGTCGGACATCATCCTCCGTCATGGCACCGAGAAAATCATTCAGCGTACCTGGTCTGGAACCTTCATAGACGGTAATGGTCCCGGCATGTGAAGGCGGAAAACCTTCAACCAGCAGGGTGACGCTGTACTGACCATGCTCAACATCCATGCTGTAACGTCCGGCTTCATCCGGATTTTCAGAGGCCACCGTGTTCACCACCACCGTGCTGCTGGTTCGTCTGGCCTTCAGCACAATGGTGCAGTTCTGTACTGGTTTTCCTGTGCCATCTTTAAGCACGCCAGAAATTTTTACTGTCATACTTTTCCACCAATAAAAAAAGCCCGCAGCAGTGACGCCACGGGCTTCAGGACAGTGTAACTTTACGTTTCCTCAAACGCAGTTCACCCCATAAGGTGGATGAACCTGCGTATCATAACAATATTTACAGAAGATAAATCGGCGTCTGTTGTCAGAAACGGTATCCGATACCAACAATAAATGCATCCGATCGCCAGTCGCCACTACCGGAACCTTCATAAGCAAGGTCAATGGTCACGGATTCGGTCGGGTTAAACTGCACGCCAGCCCCCCACGCCAGAGACGTGTTGCTGTGGCGACCGTCATCACTTCCGGTCAGCACATCGTGCGTTTTCCCCTTGTTGTCAGTTACGCGGAGATAATCCCCGGAGAAAGTCGACACACGGCTGTAAGCCACACCCGCCATCGAATACGCGCTGAACCATTCATTCACGCGTACAGACGGCCCCGCCATCACGCTGAACCAGCGGTTACGCACGGAATCTTCATGCCAGCGGGTATCGCTGTAGCGCGTTTTTTGCTCATCCTCAGCATTGGCATAACTGAAGGACGTAATCAGCCCCAGCGCGTCCGTAAACTCATAACGGTATTTCACGTTAATCCCGTTCAGATCATCACTACCGGGAACGTTCGTCGAGGCATGGAGATACCCCGCGCTCAGCGTGGACTGATGTTCTGCTGCACTCGCTGGCGTAGCAGCGGCGACCTGCCAGACTACTGCGGACAAAATAACAGCACATAATTTACGCATAATTACCTCTCGCTTTTCTACAATAAAAAAGGCGCCATTTCTGGCGCCCGTATCTGGGTTATAAAATTCAGCTAATCGTGATGCCTGCAGTGGCTTTCTTCATCACCACAACCAGCAAATCGCTGATACTTGCTGTGGGATACCAGTTATTTACCAGCCATGCTGACACCGAAAACTCCAGTGTCATGTGACCGTGACCGGCAGGCATATCAATAACACCACTGTAAATCAGCGTATTATCCAGCGCAGTACGGTTATAAATTTCAGCACCGTTTTTCCGCACTATCAGACGGCATGAGGAGTAAATATCAGTATGCTCTTTCTCATGTTTAGCGCCGCTGAATGCCACCGCCGGAATAACAATCTGCCGGTCAAACGGCTGATCGTCATAAACCCTGACGGTAATGGTTCCTGATGGCCACCGCTCCGGTGCACGGGAGTCCCGGGGGAAAGCTTTGCCCACTGTTTTAACGAGATCGCCTTCAATCTGGTTCGCGGACAATTTTCCCAGAACCCGACAGTTCTCGTTAATCGTGACGTTGTTGAGCGTCCCGGAGTTCGCATTCACGTTACCGCTGATATCGGCATTTTTCGCCGTCAGCCGCCCGTCCGGTGTCAGGGAAAATGCCGGAGGATTACCGCCGCTGGTAATGGTGGGAGCCGTCAGATATTTCAGGAACACTTCATTCATAAATATCTGATCGCCCTGACCAACAAACATCGGCTTTGTGTTGCCATTCGCAGGATTAATCATCGCAATCCTGTCTGCCGCCAGCAGCACCTGACTCTGCATTCCTGCTGGCGTATTCTCAATACCGGCACCGATACCCGCAATATAAAGGCGTCCGTCCTGCATCTGCTGCAGTTTCACGGCCCACATGCTGTTCAGGTTATTATTTGTATCAACCTGAACTTTCTGTATCTGCTGGATTGCCGCACTCTGATTTTCCAGTTTTTTATTGACGGTCTGCGTGATTTCATTGCTGACATTCGTAATGGACGTCCTGATTTCAGCCAGGTCCGGCGCAAGCTGACCGTTATCAATCTGCGTCCACAGCTCCTGGGCCAGATGTGTTTTCCCGATTTCTCCTTTGAAAAAATCCAGGTAACCTTCCGCATCATCGCTCGCCCGACCGACAGCCTCCACGAATGCCGATTTGCCAACAGTATTCACACTGCGGATATAAAAATAATAATCATGGCCCGGTTTGATATTGATACTGGCAGCTATCCAGTACAGCGCCGAGCCAAGATAGCGGGCTGCGGTTTCAACCTGCCTGATATCCGCAATCCGCTTTTCCGAGAACCAGAACTCAAACTGTACCGTCGGGTCATAAACGGCAAGATGCGGCGTGGCGGTTATCTGAAAATAGCCCGGCGTCAGCTCAATCCGCGACGGTGCTGCCGGTGCGGCAATCCGGAAGGTGGTGGTGGCAGGTTCACCCTGCTGGCCATAGCTGTTTATCCCCCGCACCGTCAGGGTGTATTCCCCGAGCGGCAGGCCGCTGAAACGGTGCTCCGTGTCTGCGGTGATGGCGGTGGTCACCAGTCTGGCATCCGTTCCCTTACCACTGGTCAGGCGCAGACTGAAGCGCACACCCTTCACCACCCGCGGCGTGTCCCATTTCGCCTGCGCCAGATACTGGCCGTCAGCTGCGCTCACCTCCACCGTCAGGTGCTGCACTGCCGGTGGGATGACGCTGTTCAGGGAACCTGACTGCGGCTCAAAGCGGGCACCGTTATCCACGATGGCTTCTTTTTCCGGTACGTGCTGCACCGCCGTGATGGCAAAGGTGCCGTCCGTGTTTTCCCGGACGGAGACACAGCGGAACAGGCGACGGCGCAGTGACGGCAGGGAGAGTCCCCACACCCCGTATGTCTCCACACCATCAGGCAGGGTACTGACCTGTATCCGGTCCGGCGCGGGGTGTTCGGTGATGTCCACACTCACTGGCTTACCGCTGCCGTTAATCAGGTTCACCGTGGCGGCACCGGTCTCCGGAAGTGTCACTTCACGGTCCAGCGTCAGGGTGCGGGTGGCAGCATCAATGGACAGGACACGTCCGCCGGTCAGGGTCCCGGCATAGTCGTTATCACAGATTTCAATGATGTCACCGGGTGTGTGCCGCAGCCCCTGAGACCCGAGCGTGAAATCCACCGTCTGCGTTTCCAGCAGTTCGGTCTTTATCACCCACAGTCCGGCACGGTGGGCCTGACCGCGGCTGGTACAGCCGAACGCGTCCATCTTCAGCAGGTTGCGTCCGTAGCGCAGTATGGCTTCCGGGTCTTCCACCAGTTCCGTGGAGGTCTGCCAGCCGTTCTGCGGGTCGGTGTAATTCACCTCCACCGCCGTGTGCCGGTCCTTCAGGGCACTGAAGCTGTAGCGGAATCCCACGCCGTTATCATCCACCACCACATCGCTGTTGGTGTACGGCCACACCACATCCGACGGGCGGTCCTGAACGAACGTCAGCGTCTGACCGTTCCATACCGGCATACAGCGCATCGCAGAGCAGAAATCACTGAGAACGTCCCACGCCTTACGCTGTTGTGCCAGGTACGCATTAAAGGTCATCCGCGGCTCGGTCCCCCCGAAACCATCCGGGACCGTCTGATCGCAGTACTGCCCGATGGCATACAGCGCCCACTTGTCCACATCCGCCGCCCCCAGACGTTTTCCCATGCCGTAGCGCGGGTGAGTCAGCATGTCCCACAGGCACCAGGCCGGGTTGTTGCTGTATGCCGGTTTCAGACTGCCGTCCCAGATACCACTGTACGTGCGTTTTTCCGGGTCATAGTTTGACGGCACCTGGATGATACGACCGCGGATATGGTAGTTCACCGTCATCTGCTGGCCGCCGAACTGCTCCGCATCCACCTGCAGCCCCACAATGGCCGTGTTCGGGTAGCACTGTTTCACATCGATGATTTCGGTGTATGACGACCACAGCGTCTTATTCTGCAGCTGGTCCGTGGTGCTGTCCGCCGTCTCCCTGACCATCCGGATGTTAAAGGGCCGGGGAGGCAGATTATCCAGAATCACCGAGGCCAGGAACTGTGAGGTGGTCTTGCCGTTAATGGTGACGTCCTTTTCTGTCACCCAGTTACCGTTACGCTGTAACTGAATCAGCAGGCGGACGGTTGCCGGGTTACGGTCACCCTTTGAGGTGGTCTCCACCAGTGACTGCACCCCGAAGGTAACCCGCAGGCGGTCAATGTTCGCGGACGTAATGGTGCGCGTCACCGGTTTTGCCTTCGTCACTTCCACGCCCAGTCCGGTTTCAGCTCCGGAGGACTCAAAGCCTTCCGGTGGTGTCTGCTCCTGCTCCCCGGCACGCCAGACCGCGGTCACACCGTGTATCACGGGATTACCGTCCGTGTCCGTCAGCGGGGTTTTGTTCACCAGAATACTCTGCAGTCCCTTCACCGGACCTTCTATCGGTCCCTCACCAATCGCATCAATCACACTCATCATCTGCGTGGATTTGAGATTATCCTTCGCCTCACGAGGCGTGTGTGCCTTACCGCCACCTTTTCCCATACAGCCTTCCCCTGAATAAATTAACCGCCACTTGCCATTCCGTACAGAAGTCGGATATCCTTCGCCCGAAAAGCATGAAACACATTTCTGCCATGCTAAAGAGAAACCCCGGTATCAGCAGATACCGGGGTTTTCTTTCATGCCCACCGATAATCCTGTTGGTTAAAACCGGTAATGGCATAAAAATTCTGAATATCTTCACATTTTCACACACTGACTGTGGCGCGTATAATTTCTCTGCGTTAATTTTTTTGTCGTGATATAAGAATAATTCCTTACACTTAATCTTCGTAACTCTCCCGCAGTTCCTGTCCGCGATCACTGCGGGATTTTTTTATTCTTTTTACCCCTGCCGCCCGATAACCACGACCTTTCCGCCCCCGCCTTCATCACGGGTGCTGATGTCCTGGGATATACGGCGGGAGCCAACCAGCATTTCCCCGTAAGGCACCGGCATCGGGTTCCCCTGGGCAATCATGTTATCCAGCGAGGAAAAGTACGTGTTCTGTCTGCCGTTATCCGTTGCGCGGTAATCCGGTGTTTTTGCCTTCGGGGCCAGCATCTGGGCCACTCCGCCCAGTATCATGCTGGCACCCAGTGAAAACAGCATCGTGGTGGCAGAAAAACCACCGGCACTCAGGGCTGTACCCCATAACGCCATCGAGCCTCCGGCCGTGAAGAAAGAGCCCACGATGGCTGCCGCCCCCAGCACAATCTGCAGTCCACCCTTTCCGGCCCCGGCCAGTCGCGGCACAATGTGGATGACCGTTCCCTCACCCAGCTGTTCGTGAAGACGGGCATACACCGCCTCCGGTGCCGTGTCATCACCGGCAATACGTATCTGGTACCAGCCTTCGTTCATCTGACGGCGAAAGCCCGGCATCTGCATCGACAGGGCGCGAATGGCTTCCGCTGCCGTGTTCACATACAGGCTGAGGCGGCGGCCAAATCGTTGCAAATCCCCGTGAAGGCAGATGCGTGCCAGTGGCGGTGACGCCAGACAGAATGCGTTCGTCGTTGCCATTTTTCGGAATACCTCTCCCGTTTACTCAGTTGTTCAGGCAGATGGTGAAGCAGCTCACCGTTGCCGCAGTAAATGGCGGCATGGTTCGGTACCGAAGCACCAAAGCAGCACAGCAGAATATCGCCCGCCTGTGCAGAGGACAGGGGCACCCGGTAAAAGCCGGTGACCGCCATATTGTCCAGGTAAAGGTTCTGACCGTGGCGCCACCAGTCATCCTCGCGATGAAAATCCGGCATTTCAGTCCCCGCCAGATGGTATGCATCCCGGAACAGGGTGTAACAGTCCGTCACCCCGTGCTCAAAGCGCCGTCCCGTCAGGTGCGGCACGCAGCGGAATTTGTGAATGTCACCCCGGCAGACCAGCCACCAGGGCAGTGCGCTTTTTATCTGCAGCCGCCGGTCAGCCTCGCTCAGCCAGGGCAGCCCACCAGGATGACTGTGGACCAGTGCCACAATCTCCCCCTGCATCTCTGCCCGCAGCCAGTCTTCCGGTGCGATACGAAAATACGCCTCCGGCTCTGCAGAAATATTCACACAAGGGATATACCACTCCCCCTCCGGCGTGCTTATCACGAAGCCGCACGACTCCGCAGGCGCACACCGCCGGGCATGCGCCAGAATCGCTGATTCAGTCTGTGTCATAAACCGGGATTTACTGCGAAAGTTTATTAATGGAAAGGAAACCGCCAAAATTGCCGACATTCCTGCGCAGTTCACACCCGCGCATGCACTTGCTGCATCTGTCCTTACGGATATCCGTGGTGGGGTTGTCGAACTCATCCGCCACCGCAGGACCGTTATACCCGCATTCATCTCCCCGGTAATCCCACATACAGGTGTTCGCCAGCATGATGCGACCGGGAAACAGCGCCCCGTCCGTCTCGGTCGGTGTAGCCAGCACAAACGAGGCCGTCATGGCTGTCAGCTGCGACATCTGCTCCACCACCCAGCGGTCACTCAGCTCCTGCTCCGGGTCCGCCTCCGGATTGCCCGCAACGAAATTCACCGCATCCAGAAAACGGGCATACACCCGGCGGCGGACCACCGTGGCCCCCACCAGACTCTGCAGGTCTTCCGCCATCCCGGTGACCAGACCGAACAGATTGGACACCGTCAGCGACGGTCTGGCACTGCTGCCCCGGCCGTTCATCTCAAAGCCGCTGCCGTCAATCGGGTATGCCTCATACTTACGCCCCTGCCAGGTGACCGGCTCCCCTTTTTCATTCAGCTCATTACAGAAAAAATACCGCTCACCACCCTGTACCGTCAGGTCGATTTCCCAGAGTACCACCCGCGGTGACTGCTCTGACTTAACCGACTCGTTCAGACTTTCTTCGCGAATATCCTGCATCAGTTCACCACCTGCTTAAACTCCGCGCTGAACTCAACGCGCAACATCCCGACCCGCGCAGACCACCCGGCACAGGTCACCTTTATCTGCCGGTATGCATAGGGTGGCTTCCACAAAAATGCCTTCCAGCCACCGTGCTCTGCCAGGAACGCTTCCAGATGCCGGGCCTCCTCCCGGGTCACGGAAAGCGTCACCCTGTATGTTTTCAGGTCAGCATTCAGCCCTGCCGCCATACGCTGTGAGTACCCGTCACCAAAACGCACTTCACGCACCGATGGCTGCGAGTTCACCTCCATATCCGGCTTCACTTTCCAGCGAAAGGTTTTCATCCACCGCTCCCTGATAACATACCGCCATCACGCAACTGCAGCCGGAGTTCATCCTGTGCCCCCTTGCGGGCCATCTCATACACCGCTTTCATCAGCTGCGGCCCTGCCCGCCCGTTGGGGCCGTCGTTCTGAATCACCACGTGATTGTTCTGATTAAAATTAATGCCTTCCGCCCGCCGCATCTGCGCCGGACTTCCGGCACCGCCGACATAACCACCTTCCGCATAGCCCCGCATCAGGCGGTACAGATTGCCGACACCAATCCGGCTGGTCGCCTCCTTCGTGAAGACAAACTCCCCGCGATGAACAATCCCCGCAGGTTCATATTTACCCCCCGTCCCCGTAAATCCCCCGGTCGCGAAATGGAAGTTCGCCGCCGCAGCCTGAATGGCTGTACCGCCTGACGCGGATGCGCCGCCACCAACAGCCCCGCCAATGGCGCTGCCGATACTCCCGACTATCCCCACCATCGCCTGCTTCAGAAAAATCTCTGTCAGCATGGACAGCACAGAACGGGTGAAACCACGCCAGTTCTGTTCGCTGCCGGTCAGCATCGCTGCCATATTCTGTGCAATACCGTCAAAGGTCTGCGTGGCTGCACTTTTTACCTGCGACATACTGTCCGTCGCACTTTCCGCCCACTCGCCCCAGCCGGACTTCATCCCGGCCATCCAGCTTCCACGAAGCTGCTCCTCCGCAGACCAGGTGTTCTTCAGTGCAGATGTGGCCTTCGCCAGCGCAACCGGATTATCACCGTACACCTCACGAAGGCGCTGCTCTTCCGACTCCCGCTGCGCCTGACGGTCAGTGAGGCCGCGGGCTTTTGCGCTGATTGCCGCCTGCTTCGCGCTCTGCTGCTGTTCAAACCGCGCCGCCTGCTGTGCCAGCTCATTCAGCCGCTTCTGGTGTTCAATCTTGTCTCCCAGCTCAGCCAGCTGGCGTTTGTACTCCAGCGTCTCTTTCTCATGAGCCAGCAGGGATTTTTCCTGCTCAGATAACTGCCGTTTCGTGGCGGCCTCTTTCAGGACCACATACTGATTTTCCGCTTCCCATAAATCCCGGCGCTGCTGGCTGATTTTCTCATTCACACCGCTGTGTTTTTCCAGCGTCCTGAGCTCGGTTTCAAGCGCCAGCATGGCTGCATGCGCCCGGTCTTCCTGGCGCTCACCGGCAGACACCTTCACACCTGACGGCTTTTTCAGCGTCGATTCATAATCCTTTTTTGCCGACGCCATCAGCGTGTTGTAATCCGCCTGCAGGATTTTTCCGTCTTTCAGGGCCTTATTCAGCTCTTTCTGACGGGCGGTATATTTCTCCAGTGGCGTCTGCAGGCGCTCATACGCCTTCTGCGCCTCTCCGGTATACTTCAGCTGTGACGCCTCACGCTCAGCCCGGTCCCTTGCCGCCAGTTCACCGGCTTTTTCCATATCCGACTGCAGCGTGGCCGCTGCCAGACCCAGACGGGCATTTTCCCGGTCATCCCATGCCCCCTGAAGGTTCGCACGAAAAGAGGAGGTCTTTCCCCGGCGCTGGCTCCGGCTCTGGTACCACTGCCATTTTTTATCCGCCTCATCAAATGCCTTCTGCGCACTGGCGAGCATATCCGCTGAGGATTCAGGACGACCGATATCCAGAATGGCATCCCACATCGATTTGAATGCCTTCCCTGTTTTATCCGCCCAGGTCTCCAGTGTTCCCATGTTTTCTTTCAGGCGACGGGTCTGCTCATCAAAGCCTTTCGTGGCGATATCGTTCGCCGCCTGCAATGCCCCGGCCTCGTCTCCGGAACGCTGCAGCTGTGCAACATACGCAATCTGCTCTGCCGTCACGTTACGGAACTGGCGCGCCATCGCCATCAGTCCCGACGTCGGGTCAGTGGTCAGCTTCCCGAAGGCTTCAGCGACTTTATCCACCTCCACACCGGATGCAGACGCAAAACGCGCGACACTCTGGTTGATGGCATCAAACTGTTCACCACCACGCACACCGGCATTCACCAGGGCTGCCAGTGACTCTCTCGCCTGGTTAAACGTCAGCCCTGCTGCCTGCCCGGCTCTTGAGAGAGTCAGCATACGATCGGCAGTCAGTCCGGACTGATTACCGGAAAGAACCAGGGTTTTATTAAACGCTGAAAGCGTGGAATCTCCCTGGTACCAGGCGTACACCAGCGCACCTGTCGCCACCGCCAGCGAGGTGACCCCGACCATCGGCAGGGTGATCGCACCGGCAAGCCCCCTGAACATGGGGATCATCCCGCCGAAGGAGTCCTTCACCTGACCGCCCTGTTGCAGCAGGATCAGCCAGGGATTCTGACCACCTGCAAGCTGCGTGGCGATATCCGTAAACTGTGCGGGCAGGGTTCGCATGGCCGCTTTATACTGCCCGACGGAAATCCCGGCTTTTTGTGCAGCCAGCGCCTGGCGGCTCAGGCCCTGTTCAACAGCACTGGCGGTTTTTCTGGCGTCGGTATCCAGACCTGAAAAATGACGCCTTACCCGGCTCATCTGCTCATCGAAACGGACAGCATCCAGACTAAGGTCAATAACAAGATCACCAACCGGCTGGGACATATCTCACACCTCCCGGAATCCCCGCTGAAGCCATCATTAATGCGGCATCATCCACCATGACATCCGCCACATCCGCAGACGATAAAATATCGCGCCCTCCGTCCCCACCGAACCGGACGCCTCCGGCAAGTCCTGCCGCTTTCTGCATCAGCATTTTGTCCTCATCCGGCCTCTCCACCTGCTCTTCCTCATGCCGGGGGACAAGCAGACTGAAATCAGAGGGATGCATATCCGGATCGCAAAAAAACAGGCTGAGTACAGCGTACGTCAGCCCGGAAAAATGCATATCCAGCTGGGTATCCTGAAAATAATGCGTGCGGTAAAAACGGTGCCAGTCGGCATATTCGGTGGATGTCATCCCGGCAAGCATGGCGCGCCAGTCGGGTCTCCCCATCTCACGCGCCAGTCTGAGGGCAAAGTTCAGCTCGCCGTCGAAGACTTTCCCGCAGAAAAATCATCATCAGTCAGCGTGTTATTTTTCGCCACTTCAGTAATATCAGTATCCGGACGAACAGCTTCGATCATCCCGGACAGGCACAACACCACGTCTTCCGCCCGGGCAATGGCATCGGCAGGCCAGGTGGTGAGCACTTCCTGCTCTATCTTCATCACGGCCTCATTCATTGACGGTGACTGCGTTTTCTGTGGATGGTTATGCCACAGGGACATCGCCACCAGAAACGCGCCGGTTCTGACGAGATCTTCCACGCTTACCTGCAGGTTGCCGCAGGATTCTGCCTGTTCTGCACGCCGTTTCAGGAGGGCAAGATGCTCGATACGCTGCAGCGCAGACAATTCGGAAAGCGTGACAGACACACCGTTATATTCAAATTGTTCTGTTTTCAGAAACATGTATTACCTCCGTTTACCCTGCAGCGCCCGCTTCAGTAACGGTGACTTCAGCCACTGCGGCGAACTGACCATTTCCGCTCACCACAGGGATCTGCACCTTACCTGTCGCCACGCCGTTTACCGTAATTGTCATATCTTTCACACTAATGGTGGCTTTCGACGGATCGGCGGAAACCGCTCTGAACGTCTTGTCGGTTGCACTTTCCGGCTCAAAAGAAACCGTCAGGGTGGTTGTTTTCCCTTTTGCCACCGTACCGGATGTCGGCGTCACCTTAATCGCACTGACCGGCGTAATTTTGCTGCGTTCTTCCGCTACAGAAGGTTTACCCACGTTAGTGACTTTCACCGTGCGGGTGATCACTTCTTTCGCCGTCACGGCCTTACCGATACTGCTGACCCAGCCACGAAACACATCCACCGTGCCATTCGGAAAACGGATTTTATAGGCCCGGACATCGCCGCTTTCAAACCAGCCTATAAGCCCTTTCTGGCCTTCCTCTCCCGGTTTCCAGGCCAGCGTAAAACTGGTATCACCTGCAGATTTCTGCCCCTGCCCGGTCGCGGTCCAGTCCGCGTCTTCATCATCCAGGTAGTTATCATCGTAGGATTCTGCCGTCATCTCGCCCGGCGTCAGATCCTTCACCTTAGCCAGTCGCTGCCAGTCATCGTCTGACAACGGGTTTGCATAAGCATCACCCTTGCCGTTGTAAACCCACAGAGTGGTACCGGCACCTTTTACCGGCTCTAGGGGATTTGGTGTTGCCATATCGTCCTCACATCTCGTATGTAATGGAATAAGTCAGATCTGCAGAACTCCATAACGCCATATCGTCATCACGACGATACTCATAGCCCTGCGTAACCATCGTGGTAATCAGTCCTGCCAGTGCCGGGATCGCGGTCATCGCCGGGTAAATCCGGCTTTCCATCCACTGATCAAGCTCTGAATCCGGTACCTGTGCCGGTAAAAACACCTCAATATGCAGCGTGGCCCGCCAGGTATCTGCATCCAGCTCTTCACCGGTATACTCTGCATCCGTCAGATAAACCGCGATCGCAGGAAAATCCTCTTCGTCAAAAACAACGGGGCGACCATCAAACAGCGTCGCCCCGTGTTCATGCTGCTCGAGTGCATCCAGCACTGCGGCACGAATGTCAGTGTGTTTCATCGTTTTATTGCAATCCTCAGTTGTTGTTTCAGCGCGTATGCCAGTTCTTTAGGCAGGCGTTCACGCCGGATACGGTCAACATTCTCATCAAATGCCTGTTTCAGTGGGGCCGCCATCGGGATTTTCACCACATCAATGGGGTAACGGTTTTTCCCGGCCACACGCTGCATGACATGCCAGCGACCATTTTTTAATCGCTGAATAAATGCCCGCTGATACCGATGCTGACCGGCTTTAAGTATGCTGTTCGGGCGACGCCCCAGCATCCTGATCCCCAGCTTAATCACAGGGAGATCACCGCGGTTAACGATAATTTTGGCATTCGGATTTCTGACCGTCGCCCGTTTCAGTCTGGACCGTTCCTTTACCAGTTTCCGGCGAACCTTTGTCTCCCGGGCAACCTGTGATGAAGACTGATTAATCGCCGTTGTGGCCACGCGGTTAATGGCCATTGCTGAAGCCGCCGGAATGGCGTTTTTACGAACCCGGCTCAGATTGTCAATCGCCTGATCAAGCCCTTTTATCGCCATAATTTCACCCTGCGTTTATCGTCGCCGGTTAACTGCGGGTGGTTGACCACGGTTGAGCCAGAGATAACAGCTGCCCCCGTCATCCGGAGAAACACGATCCACCCAGAATATCTCACCATTAATGGTCAGCGTGTCACCACGCCGCACGGCACGAACCGTATCCGTCCGCACAAATAATGACGGGCTGCTTCCTTCAATACGGACCCCGCCACCGGCAAACCCCAGCGACTCCGGATCATCAAAAACCCCCTGAACTTCGCTGCCACACTGTGCCCCCGAGGTGAACTGCGCACAGAGCCCCATCACTTCAACGATCGTACTGTCTACCCCGGCGAGGGCAGCATCAAAGGCATTCTGAAAATCACGCATATTCAGCCGTTCCGTGCTGTATCATGGCCGTTGCCAGTGATGATGGCACCAGAACACGCATACCCCGTAACGCCAGCTCAACGGGACGACCTGTCTCCGGGCAATACCCCATTACTTGCAGGCACTTCCGTACCCGGACGGCTTTAACATCATCCGGAGCATCCGTGTTGTTCAACTGCTCACCATCGTCTGTGTGATTTTGATCAGCCCCGCTCTCATCAGAGTGCATAATGCCCTCCGGGGAAACAGCAAGCTCCTCTTCCCACTCAGACACACGTTGAGCAATATCCGCAGCACTCCCCGACATATCCGCCTCGCGCCCCAGCAGGCCAGCCAGTTGACGAAGACGATTCAGATTTTCTTCTTTTGTTGCCATCTCAGCCTCCTGTGAAAAAAGACACGGGGGCATTTCGCCCCCGCTCACGGATTATTTCACCTGTACCACCACAAACTCATCCGGATCCGGCAGCACCATCAGCGGAGCGGACTGCGTCATGGTGAATTCACAGGACGGATCGCCCACGGTCAGCCAGTGTTTCGGGTAACGGGAAGAAGCCACCACTCCTTCAGACAACGCCTGTGCATCCTTAATGGCACCATAGCAACGAATGCCCTCTGCTGCCGTATTCCCCAGCACCAGCATGCCCTCCGGCAGATAACGTTTTTCGGTACCGTCCTCTGCCACATAAGACGTTTTCGCCACCACAATGGCCAGATCGCCGTAATACCCCTTGAAGGACACCACTGCGCCCAGATCTTTCACTGCCGTTTCGAGTTGTGAATTTGAGCCGCGACGGGTATCCAGTTTTTCGCGGAACAGCTTAAAGCCATTCAGCAGACGCCAGACCGTACCGTCCATAATGGCGATATTCACAAGGCCGCTGGCCTGATCGCAGTAGAGGTCAATATCATGCGTCGGATCAAACGTATCACGGTCCTGCTCAGACCATTTTTTACCGTCAGCCTGCTCAATGTTATTTCCTTCAGAGCGCCCGAAATCCACCTCGACAGTATCAAACTGATCCCCTTCCATGGTGTATTTGCCATACAGCACGGCATTCACCGCCTGCATTTCTTCCACCTGGACAATGGCGTGCTCTTCCTGTTTGAGGTTATCGGTAATGATACGCAGACGACGGTAGGCCGGGTCGTTCAGCTGAGCCGGATCTTCACCAGGAAGGCGCTCAACCGCCTGCTGGTAATTAAATTCGTGTTTCGGCTTGACGTAGCCCGGACGTAACACGCGGGTTTCACCACCGCGATGGCGAAGCACTTTTCCTTCAACGATCGGGGAGACATAGGCCGCCACCGGCGTTTTTCCGGTAATTTTGTCCAGCATCACCTCTTCGGTGTGGAAATTCACCGTACGGCGGAAAAACAGCTCCAGAAACAGCGCACGGAATTTCACTTTTTGTTCGGTATAACCGAGTAACTGGCGGGTCGTAAACAATCCCATAAATCAGTTCCTTTCATTCAGAAATCAGTCAGGCCGCCATGGTGGCCTGATAACGTGTTACGGCAGAGCCGTGTGACTCAGGGCTGTGCCGGCAAAGGCATTTGCCTTTTTGTGTTCATCCACACTGTCAGGCCAGCGGATTGCCTCCGTCGCAAAGGTCCCCGACTTGTAATAGGTCAGCACCGTCTCTGTGCCTTCAAGCGGCAGTACCAGTATGCCAACCGCACTACCGGCTTTCTGTCCATCCCAGACCACCAGTTTCCCGGTGACTTCATCCAGCATCAGGGGCGTCAGAGCCGGTGTTGCAGAAGAAATCCCGCTGCTGCCTGTGGCGGTATGAGCCGGATCATTACCGGCAAAAATACGTACTTCCGCACGCTGTTCAGTGATGGTTTTCGTCACCATTTTGTTAAAACCTCATATTGATGGTCAGCACTGACTTCATGGCATGGCCATGAGCATTTTCACGTCCGCATCACCGTCTGCTGACGTCTGTGACACGCCACCCCGCACCGCTGCCGGTGAATGATTCGCCATGAAATGTTCAAACAGGGCGGTTGTGGATGCAGAGACCGGTTCGGCCTTACCTGATCCCGCAGCCAGCACAGCCCGGGCGTTCTCCACGGTCATTCCCGGGCAGGCCGCCAGTTTTTCAGCCTGCGCTTCTGCCCCTTTTGCCTCATCCAGGGCCATGATCTGATCACGAAGTGAGGGCCCGGCATTCGCCTGCGGTGAGGCAGCCAGGATCGGGCGGGCTTTTTCCACCGTCATCTCCGGCATCGCCGCCAGCGTTGCCGCCAGTTGTTCACGACCGTTCGCTTCTTCACACGCCATAATGCGATCGGCTTCACTCTGCGCGGATGCCACCGGCTGCTGTGGTGCCGCCGCGGCCAGAATCGCCCGGGCCTGTTCAATGCTCATGCCCTGTTGTCCTGCCAGCATCGTGGCAAGCTGTTCACGTCCTTTCGCTTCCTGACACGTCAGGATCCCTATCACTCGCTGGTTCTCCTGCGCGGCAGCTTCCGTTGCAGTTAATTGCGGCATAGTGCCTCCTGTATCATGAGTGTTCAGCGCCGCAGCCATCACGCTGATGGCATCCGACGCATTGATTAATTCATCCGCCAGTCCGGTCTTAATAGCGGACTGACCTTCAAAAACGGCAGCCTCTGTCCCCGTGACAGCTTCCACAGACAGCCCCGTATACATCGCCACTTTTTCGGCAAACATCCGGTGCGCCGCATCAACCCGCTGCTGCATGTCCTGACGCACCTCTGCCGGTAAGGCTTCAAACTGATTGCCATCCACCTTGTGCGCCCCGGCATAAATCAGCGTGATATCCACCCCGGCCTGCGCCAGATGACCGGCATAGCTGACATGGCTCATCATCACGCCAATGGAGCCGATACGGGATGTCTGGGTAACCAGCCGTCGGGAGCAGGCCGACGCCAGCAGCATGGCTGCAGAACAGGCCGTGTCATTGCACAGTGCCCAGACCGGCTTCTGCTGACGGAGGCGGTAAATCATGTCAGCGCAGTCAAACGCGCCGGCGGCCTGCCCGCCCGGACTGTCAATGTCCAGCAGTACGCCCCGCACCTGGCTATCTGCCATTGCCTGCTGAAGACAGGCGACAATGCCGTCATAGCCTGTCATTCCGGAAAATGGCCGCATACCGCCCAGCCGGTGCACCAGCGTGCCGGTCACCGGCAGTACAGCAATACCGTTCACCACCCGGTAAACACGGGCCGGTCGTTTACCTCCGGCCATGTACTCGTCCGTTTCAGCCAGCATTCCGGGAGCATCAAGCTGTACCTGTTGTTGTGGTACCGAAAGACTTGCTGCCCCCATCTCGCGCCCGAGCGCGCAAAAGAAAACCCGCGCATAGGCGGGCTCCAGAAGCAGCGGTTCATTGAATGCTGCGGCAATAATGTGTGAAAGATTACGTCTCACGTGGTGTTGTCTCCTCTTCCGGCCTGCGACTCTCCGCTATCTGCTGCTGATACGCCTGCGCTATCCACACCGGACGTGAGAGTCCGGCTTTTTCCCGCTCTGCAGATTCCCTGACCTGCTGGCGGAAAATGTCCTGATAATCCTCGCCCATCAGCGCCAGCTCTTTCTCATACGTGCTCAGTCCGGCCTCAATGCGCATCACTGATTCCTGAACCTCCTTGAGCCCGTCAATGGCCATTCTTCCGGCTCCAATCCACTCAGCCCGTGACCAGGCTGATCGCGCCTGATAAAAATCAAAACGTGCCCGTGGCGGACGAATAATCCCCCGAAGAAGTGCCTCTTCCAGCCAGCAGGAAAACATCTGCGTGGCCAGCCGGGACGCAATAAATTTTCGCCGCCCCATAAAATAGCGCCACGACTCATTGGCGGATGCGCGGGCACTTGAATAACTGACCTTCGAGTAATCACGGGACAACTGTTCGTAGGAAACGCCAAGACCGGCGGCGATATACCGCAGCAGCGCCTGTTCAAGCGCCGAAAATCCATTGTCTGAATCCTGCGCGGTCTGAAGTTTCAGATCATCACCGGGGAAAAGGTGCGGAATTTTGACACCGCCCAGCGTCACGCTATTCGTGTCATACCAGGTGGAGAACTTATCCAGAATATTAATAAGCGGATTATCCTTCTGCCCCTGCGGCGCACCGGCGATATATTCAAAGGCCTTTTCGGTATCAAGTTCACTTTCAATCGTCGCTGCATACATCGCCTTCACTATGGCCGACTGAAGCTGTGTTGCCTGCAGGGAATCGAGCATCTTCAGCCGTTCCATGACGCTGTAAAACTGATTAGCCCCACGGGTCTGCCCGTCCTCCACCGGCTCGAAAATATGCAGCATGGCCGGACGCCCGGTGGGAAGTTCACGCGGGATCCGTTCCCATCGTCCACTACCAGAGAACGGAAAATCGTCCTCACAAATATGGTACGCGACGGCACGGCCATATCGATCGACCTCCACACCGGCCCGCAGAAAACGGTTCCCCATACCGTGTCCAGGCGTGTCCACCCGTTTCGGACTCACGGCTTTAAAACGCGTACGGAATAACTGCGTGGTTTCCGTATCCCAGACCGGCTGCACAAAGATTTCGCCGTTAAACGCATGAACGCCCACACCTTCACGGATAAATTCCGTGAACGTGCGTTTTCCTTCCACGTCGATCTCGCCAAACATCCCTTCGGCGTATTCCGACCAAGCCGCCTCCACCTCATCGACAAAGCTTTTTGCTGCGGTCTCCCGCATCCCCAGCCAGCGCCAGTTCGGACGGTAGCTGATCAGAAACATATGCCCGACAATGTGATCCTTATGCAGAGCCACCGCATTAGCCGCTATTCCGTTATTGCGCACCAGATCATCTGCCCGGGCATTCCCCAGACGCAACGCGGGTAGCAGGGCCGCATCGGCACTCTGCGCCGGTGGCAACCACTCAGCCATTTGCCCGCCAAATCCTGCACCGCCCCCGTTGTAGCTGAGACTCTCACGAAGCGGAACGCCGTTCACATCAATCAGGACAGGCGTTCGTTTCATAACCTCACTCCCAGCGGACGACGGCGACGCCGGGTTGTCCCCAGTACCGACTCCGCATCATTGATCGCCCGGTTAAGCTCATCCAGAGAAGCCGCCGTATATTCAATTCTGCGACCATCTTTCTGGACAGACACCACCCGTTTACCGGTTAATAAATCAAGGCGCGCCTGACGCAGCGCCTGCAGTTCAGCGACTGTAACCATTCACTCCTCCGGACAGCTTCGCTGCCAGTTCTTTAAGGGTTGGCCGGGTCGTCTCTTCTTCCCGGGATTTTGCCAGTACAGCCAGATCAAGCTGCCAGCGTTGCACGGACACACGTAATGCCGCGTAGGCATACACCAGGCAGTCCAGCGCTTCGTTACGCCGCTTTTTGTTATCCCACAGCAGACGCATCTTTCCTTTTTCCCACTTCTCCACAAGCTCTTCCGCGACCAGTTGCTGCGCCTCTGTCTGCGAAAAAATCTCCGGATCATCAGGAAAACGGATGGCATACGACGTGGCTTCATCCGCAGGCGTGGGATCGGCTTTCATACGGGCATAGAGAATTTCTTTTGCGGTGTCCGTCCCCACTTCACACAGATACACGCCCCGCTGATTGCGGGTTTTTGGCATGGTGATCACCGGCTTGCCATAGACAGATGCGCCTTTTACCGGCAGCACCCGGAAAACACCGTGTTTTTTTGACCTCTGATAAACGATTTCGCCATCGATCCCCCCGATGTCCCAGCAGACACGGGAAATAGTCATTTCGGTTCCGTCTGCATGGCGGTATTTTTTGTTGATCGCCGCATCCACACGTAACAGCGTCTCTTCCTCATCGGGACGCCCCATAATGATGATTTTATCCACCAGAAAGGCTTCCTCTCCCGGAGCCCATCCCCAGACATACATCTCAAAACGGTTTCGCTGCGAGTCAATGCCCGCCGTCAGATAAACCACCCGGGCAGGCACCGCCGCCGTGTAACGCACAACCTTATCCATCAGTACCTGGTGATCGAGTTTTTCGCCCACAGCCTCTTCCCAGGTCTCGCCCAGCGTGGTGTTCACAAAGGTTTTCAGGCCGTTGGGATCTTTCAGTGCATCCAGCCAGTCATAGACAATCTGTACCCAGGTGGTGAACGGACTGTACGCCGTCCAGATATGGAAAGTGATGGAGCGCGGCGGCGGAATTTCATTACCCGCAGCGCTGAAAAACGTCAGACCGTCACGGGTCCACATGCCCGTGTTTTCACAGATCCACCGCCCGTTACTCTGGTCCAGTTCAGACTGATGGATCACGCAGCCATGATGCTCACAGAGGTAGAAAACGCTTTCGGGGCTGTCCTTCTCCCATTTAAGCCCAAAAGGCGTGGACTCATCGCCAAATTTCAGATACTGCGCCTCCCCACAGTGCGGGCAGGGCACATAAAAACGCATGAAATGCGCCGACTCGTTGGCCGCTTTTTCGATCTGGCAGGAGCCTTTTATTTTAGGCGTCGAGCCGCGAATGGATTTTGGCCATACCGAGCCCTCAATACGCTTATCCCCCAGCAGGGTTGGCGAGCCCTCTTTTTCGACATCCGGCTCGAACGAGGAAAGTTCGTCATAGCAGACCACGTCCACGGATTTTTCACGGTAGTTTTTTGCTGCCGCACCACCCAGGCACCAGAAGCCCACCCCCGATGAAAAGCGTTTCAGCGTGAGAGTATTGTCACGATGTTTACGACCCAGCCACGGGGAAAGATCTTTCAGGCATGGCACGTCCCGAATCGTCGCCTCCACGTGAGACTTCATAAAATCTTCAGCGGCAGAATCCGTGGGCTGAAAAAGCAGACTGTTTCGGGATTTATGCTCAATAAAATACCCGGCGACTCCCAGCAACATCTTTGTATAGCCAACACGGGCAGATTTAATCAGATTAACAGTGCGGATCTGATCATTCCCCATACTGTTCATGATGGCGATCTGGAACGGCAGCGTTTTCCATTCGCCGTCACCGTATGAGGATTCTTTCGGCAGATAATAATACTGGTCAGCCCATTCAACTGCCGCCATCGGTACAACCCTGACCAGAGGCTGCAGCGCAACCGAAACGGCGGCCACCATATTATTCAGTTGTTGCTCTGATATATTCATCCAGCAAATCCGGTAATTTATCCCCTGCCCGCGCACACTGATTTGCGCCCTTTGCAATAAGGGTTTTCAGATGGTCAATATGACGTGGCGTTAAATCCGGGAACTGTCGCTGCATGGATAACGGAATGGAATCAAGCGTACTGGACAATGCCATCGCCAGTTTGCTGAGGGCGAAAACGCAGAAGTCTGAATCGATGAGCTTACCTTCGGTTACCTGATTTTTAAGTTTTTGAGCTACAGCCTGTTCTTCTGTCAGTTCAGCTCTGGCCCGAAGCAGCCTTTCCTCCAGTTCTCCCCCGTCATCAGGTGTTCTCTGATTGTGTTGTCGCCGCTCGCGATCTATCTCCAGTACAGTTTTAACGTCATATAAAACTTCCCTCCCCCGACGTTCAACAGGAGGAACGCCCCATTTATCAAATGCCTGAACAGAGATACCGATGGAGGAGGCCATATCACTTTTATTCAATAAAAAGGCCATCTCCTCTCCATAAGTCATCGATAAAAAGCGAAACAACAACCATGTGTTTTTGCAAAACCATTTGATATCATTGACATTTTTCGCATTGGCGACATCAAAACACATCGTAAGGTTGTTGTATTTATTTTATTTTCACCTTACTTATCAATTAGATATACCAAACAATTAAACAACAACCACCCCCTCAAAAAATCTCATAAATAGTGAAAACGCGCGAGGTCGCCGCCCCGTAACGATCTGGATCACCGGAAAGGACCCGCCAACGACTTTCGCGTGCAGGCATTAAAAATTTTGCAGTTCCATGCCTAGTTGAAACCTCGATTTCTATAACATCCAATTTTGTAAATTTAGATATAGCTCAACTTTTCCCAATGTTTTCAAGTGTATAAAAACAATTGGCGTTACGCCATAACACTATACTTAGGATAAGTAAAGATTTTAAGGAGTTTTAATGAGTCAACATCAATATTATCCACAGCTGAAATGGAAGCCTGCTGAATATGAATCTCTGATGCTTTTAGATCAAACTACGCTCTCTGGTTTTACTCCGATCATTACCATTCCAGACATAGACTGGGATTATGAAAACGAATGCTACAAGAAGAGTTTGAGTTCTTACTTATCTGACTTCGGTATTAACCTTGCGGCATCCTGGAAAGCCAATCGTCCTGTTTTGCTGGATGTTAAATATTTAGATAAACATGGTTCGAGCCGCCATCATCCTCTAGATATGTGTATCCAAGATGCTAGAGTAAATGGTAAGGAAATTATCCCTGTTGTTTCTCCCGCATATTCAACAAACTATATACATGCTGTTCAACGCAACTTAATCAATGGGCTCGCTATGTCTATCACCCCCCAGACATGGCACCAATTCACAAGTCTGGTTAACCACTTAAATATTCATCCTAGTTTAATTGATGTAATCATTGATTTTGGAGATATTCAAAACGCAACTGATAGTTTAAAACAACAAGCATTAAGCATGGTCAACACATTATCAGGCCAAGCTCCGTGGAGAAACTTGATTTTATCTTCAACCGCATACCCGGCATCACAGGCAGGGATACCGCAACATCAAGTTCATCATATTCCGCGCCATGAATACGATCTTTGGATGTACGTAGTACAGAATTTTAGCAATGGAAGAACGCCAAGTTTTAGTGATTATCCCACCGCTAGCTCTACCATTACGAGCGTAGACCCACGCTTCATGTCTCAGTATGTCTCAGTGAGATATTCGAACGATACCTCATGGATCTTTGTAAAAGGTACCGCAGTTAAAGGAAATGGATGGGGCCAAACTAAAAACTTATGTACTACCCTTGTTAGTTCGCCAGAGTATCAAGTCTTTGGCTCCAAATTTAGTTGGGGGGATGATTACATTTACCAAAGATCATTAGGCGCTAACAAATCTGGCGGCTCTAAAGAATGGCGTAAAGTTGCACATACGCACCATATTACGTTAGTCGTGAGACAGCTTTATTGGTTGGCGCAGACTCAGCCTGCCAAGCCTTAACTTTCCAGCCTACGCGTTTCTTTAAGGCTGTTCTGACTTCAGGCCTGAGATTCGCTATTGGAATATTTTCCGCAATAATATTCCATAACTCAAATCGGGGCTTGCTTTTGATTCCTTTGGAATAGCCCCATCGTTCAAGTACGTCGATACATTCATCTTTCCAAAGCAATTGAGCGAGCATCAATGTGTCATGGTTTCGATTAAGCTTTTCTCCACGCATGTGCTTTATAAGAATGGCGCCTTTTGGCCCAACAGAAACCGTTTTAACGCCCCACCAACCTGGGATTAACTTTAATGCTCCCTCAAGGTGTTTCTCAGCTACGACAAGAGTAACCTTGTCCATTACAGAAGAATAATGCTTGATTTGAAGAGGCAAACGCTCCAAAGAGTCATATTCACTTTTGAGCTCGTACCCGTGTATAACACCATTTATTACAGCAATGTCTGCTCTACTGGCGCCAAGGGATATGGAAAATTCATCGACCACAAGGCAGTCTGGATCTAAATGCGATTCTTTCAAAAGCTTATGATGCACCGCGAACCTAACATCTTGATCTTTCATGACTTCTCCTTACTCCCTCCGTTATTGAATTATAGCGCACTGCATTTTACTGCATTTGAGAGATTTGACCACTTCAATCACAAAATGCTTATCTGCAGCAACAAGATTCATAGCCATACGACTATGGTGATTACCTTTTGTCTGGAAAACTGACCATTCCACGAAGATCAGATAGGTCTATAGAATCTTGGTTTGTCATAGCGTTCGTCTTACTTTGAGATGAACCTTTGCTGCATAGGAGATCAGCCCGTCAAGGCTCACCAGCACTAACTGACTACTCAAAGGCTCATTCCAAAGGGTTTGGTTCGACGTGGTTGAGTGCGCTGCGGTGCGCGGTGAAATACCTGTACAAAAATGCCCCGCATCTGCGAGGCATTTTCCTGAAAGTCACGTATTAAATTTCAGTGAAATTAAAATTATTTTAAGCACTGCGTCCTGATGTACTCCTGCAGGTAGTTGACCTGAGCGGTTATCTTGTCGATTCCACTTCGGAGACGGTAATAATTGAGTTCAGCATCTGCTGTAAGTCTTGGGCTTTCTCCATCGCCCATGCTGCTGGCTCCGGTCGTTGACTTTGCACAGGTGGCGGCGACTTGCAGGCGCTTACGCCCAGCAGAAACATCAGCACGAAGACTTTCGATAGTCGCGTTAGCATCAGCAAGCTCCTTTGTGTATCTGGCGTCGAGTTCTGCTACATCACGCTGACGCATCTGCATGTCAGTAATTACCACGTTCGCCAGCTTCAGTTCTCTGGCATTTTTGTCGCGCTGGGCTTTGTAGGTAATGGCGTTATCGCGGTAATGATTAACAGCCCATGACAGGCAGACGATGGTGCAGATAACCAGAGTATAAATAATCGCTGCGACTCTGCTCACTGATCTATCCCCCAACAGGCTAATGCGCTTTCCTGGTCACGACGAATAACCTGTCCATAGCAGTTATTTGAACGTATGCGGCAATCGCGCCCACCATCTTTTATCCACCAGCGAATCGCCTCGCATGCGCCCTTACGATCACCGGCATTCAGCCGCTTATAAAACGTCGACGGGAAACACTTACCGGGGCCAATGTTATAGGGACAGAATGACGCTATACCCGCTTTCTGTGGTTCGGTCAGTGGTACTTTAATATTGCGCTCCACCCATGCCAGCGCCTTATCACGTTCAATAGCGTTAACCTGGTCGCATTTTTCCTTCGACAGCTTCATTCCCGGTATGACGGGCTTACCATCCACCATTGTGGCACCACGACAGATGGTCCATATACCGGAACCATCGCGGTATGCCGTAGTGTGGTTACCCTCTTTTTCATCCAGAAACTGGTCAAGTATTTGAGGAGCAGACGCGCCTGCAGCAATCAGCGCCAGAACAGCAGCTGACAGGCCGTATTTGATTTTTGCGCTCATGGATATTTATCAGGATGCTACCAATGAAAGATACTGGAAAGCCAACTGCAAAAAGCTAACAACCCGTAATCGAGTTATCAGAACTGTTAATTTTTATGGTATACCGCGCCTCTGAACAGGGGCGCGTTTCTGGCAACAGCTCGTCCCCTTCACATAACCCGGCAGCAACATCCATGAAGACCTGTCTGATGCTCCTTCTGGCTGCTGCCTCATAAAACTCCAGCGCGGCACCTTCAACACGGTCCAGCGAGATGTCCAGGTCAAAAATTTCACCGTCAAAGCGTTTTTTGTCCCGTAACGCTAAAGTTACCGTAACTTTATTCTCAAAATTGCGGATCCCTTTCACAATCAGTTCATAGTTTTGAGTCATTGAATTACTCTCCCCGTGCAGCCTTACGACGGTCCTCTCTGATTTTGAAATACAGGTTAGTCAGATATGTCAGCAGCCCAAACAGCAGACTCCCCAGCACGCCTATTGCCGCCCACTGAGACGGGGAAACCCTGTCCAGCAACTGCAGGAACCAGTAGCCCGTTCCCACCGCTGACGTGGTGTATGACACACCTGTTGTGATTTTTTCCATCTGGTACATACCCCGTCTCCCGTTATCCGGAAGCTGACAACAATAAAAAAAGCCACCAGTTAAGTACTGATGGCTCTGATAACTCATGCAGGCATCTCAGACGACCCACTGACACTACCGGTGAGTTTAACGATACCTTCCATTTGACTGGCTCACTTTTTATGATGATGCTGGTGCATTTATCTCCAGCACCAGACTTTCTATCTCAACGCCATACGCTGCATTTTTGGTAATATCCGTCAGCGTCAGCGCATTCAGCCCCAGTGTCAGACTGTCTTTTATGACCTGGAATGCCGGGCCAGCCACTCCATTCAGTTTCGGAGTAACCGTGGCACTGCCGGCGGTGAACACCAGCTCCAGCGTCTGCCAGTCGTTACTGTAATTCCCGAACTCGCCCAACTTTGTGTTTCCTGCTTTCCTGTGATGCATCAGATTCAGTTTGCCGTCTGTGGTCTGGGTGAAGAACGACATCAGGAACGGGTTACCAGTCCCGGTCATCGCCACGACGTCAGGTAACGCTACATCGGTATACAGATAAATTCCCAGACCGAACTGGTTGTTGGTCAGTGCGCCTGACAGTCGAAACTTACAGCTCAGTCTGCCACCCCGTGTCAGCAGGGAGACTGCGTCATCCACCGGATGCATCAGGGACCAAGTTTTATTGCTCTGCTTGGTAACCTTAAACACACCATCTTCCAGCGCAACACTGCCGCCGGTGATGGTCCAGCCCTGCGCAGCAGCCTCTCCGGCTGTCGGCAGCAGGGAGACTGTACGAACGGATGTGTCACCATCAGACGGCCCCGATGGAGTGTCGCCGCCGGGCGAGGGTTTGATTTCCGGTGCCTTACCACTAATGAAGGCTAAGGTGCGACCGGCTACGTTCAGAATAGCAGTTGCCATACGATCGGGAATAATGCCACGACGCGCCCATGAGCTGAAATGCGTCGGGCGATTTGATGATACCCAGTTTTTGTTCGTTCGGGATGCCGAACCGTAATAACCAGACCCGGCAATATCAGGATCTTCTGACGGGTTGTTTGTCGGTGTATTAACTCCGCTACCATCGGTCATAAAGGGAACAAAATAAATCTGCTGGGATTCTTTACCTTTATATGCACCATATACCACTTCATATTGCGTACCGTGTTCTTGTTTCCACGCGTATGTCGTGTCGCCACAAATCCAGGGGACTGATGCCGGACTTCCACCGTGACACTGCGCCGCCAGCCCGGCAAGGTCAGCACGGAACTGCTGTACCATTGCAAGAAATGCTGCTGGCTGCTGGGCGTAACTGGCATTCGTCATATCGAATTCCCCCTGCATCCAGCATATCGCCAGCAAAACGTTTTTCGGATTTTTCTGCAATGCTGCCTTCGTGCGGAAAAGCAGATCCTGATATAACGGCTTACCCACTCCCCAGCGAGCCGAATCCTGACTGGCCCCCGTGGACTCGCTGAATGTCCCCTCCGTGCCCTGGGTGAATGCCGAACCACCACGACAGCATGGTACCAGCAGGATCCCCGCGTTATTAGGGATATACGGAAGCAGTTTTTTGGCAATATGTAAGCCCTGTCCGACACAGCCGTACTGCCCTTTGCTCAGGTCAGCCCGGGGATGATTAATCGTACTCATATCCTGAACATCATGCAGACAATGGTCAGCAGGAATGATGTCGTTAAATACGCATACTTCACCACCGGGAGTCACTGTGTTACGACGGGCCAGTTGCTTAATGCGCGGATGGGGCGCATCGTATGAATCCGGAAGCGGAAGCCCTTCACCGTAAGCCATGGCATTGGATTGCCCGGCCAGTACGATGACGTAGTACCACTCCGGCTCAGTTGCACCACTGACGACCACATCACCTTCTGCTGCAATCGCCTGCATCAGGGTATAAGGGGTTATGGCCACCGGACTACCAAACGGCTGCCAGCCCTCTTTCAGTTTATGTGTCAGCTTTTCCGCAAGATCTGACGGCGACGCCGCCCTGACAACATCATAGTGTTTAAATGCCATGGTTCTTTCCACCATCTGAAAAATGATTCTTTAAAATACCTGACATGTAATACAGAAAAAACACAAAACCATACCTTAAATAAAAACCTCATCATCAAGCAGATATGCATGGATAAACTACAAGACGAGATATAAACCACCCTGCATTTAAATAAACAATAAACAACATCAGAAAAATAATTCTGCTCTATGGTTTACAATCAAAAATATCATTTATACTTTTCAGAACATCACCAGCAAGGCATAAACAAGGAAACTAAATGAAGTGGATTGTGATTGATACAGTTATCCAGCCATCATGCGGAATATCTTTTTCAGTCATATGGAGTAAAATAAAATTAATAATCTGGTATCAATCGGATGCTTTCTTACCTCCTGAAAGTATATTTACACTGACTCACACAGGCATCATGCTCAATAACAAAGTGCTACCTGTAACCATTTACAACGTAGTACCATTCAATAAAACATTCTGGAATTTAATCAAAAACAGCCAGGAATGCCCTACAAATACAGATAACGTATTGAATGAATGCTTTAATAACCGTTGCACTCTGCAAATATGTCCTTATGGGCTAAAACAACAAAGTCCATAAGGAGTTTACTCACATCTGACAAAATCAATATAAACAGCCCCTCCGGAGAGGGGCTGGAGAGTGGCGCTATGTGCCATTGCATGGTGCCGGGTGCCTCCCGGTGAATTCAGTACCAGCACCTGAATCCGCGATTATCCCATATACCTACTCGCTGATTACCCCTCCGCACAGGGGGATTCACCATGCGATGTAATTTTTAACAAATTCTCCGGCAGCCAGACAATCATCAAGCTGTGGAATTGTGAGGTATTTAAAAATTTCAACGTGTAACTGATACCCTGCTAATCGCCTGATGCTTTCTTTTTCAGCAACGGGAAAGCAACAACCACACACCCGCCACCAAAACACCATCAGACAGCACCGACATTATCCGGCTGCTGAAGTCCACCATCACCACCAGAAACAACAGGAGTGCAACCACAGCTGCTTAGAAGGCAATTGCTCTGTCCGGCTGAGCTAACAACGCAGAATACCGATAAATGGACCGCCATCGAGAACTCGAACCCCGCGCAACCAGCTTCGAAGGCTGGCGCTCTATCCCGATGAGCTAATGGTGGTATGTGATATGGTGGCCCTTGCTGGATTTGAACCAGCGACCTGGCGATTATGAGTCGCTCGCTCTCACCACTGAGCTAAAGGGCCGGGAGCAGAATAATAATGGTGCGTAATTAATTCTGCAATCTCATCCATTTCAAACGATTAAATCCTGAACTTCCCTGACTGTCTGCTCAAAACGTCCGGTCTCCAGCTCAACGCCAATCGCACGACGCCCGAGCGCCAGTGCCGCTTTTACCGTTGAACCTGAGCCCATAAAAAAATCTGCAACCAGGTCACCCGGACGACTGCTTGCGCTGATTATCTGCTGCAGCATTTCTGCCGGTTTTTCGCACGGATGTTTCCCGGGATAGAACTGCACCGGTTTATGTGTCCACACATCCGTGTACGGCACCTGCGCCGTCACACCAAAATACCGCCGCAGATGCTTATATTCACTCTGCAGCTCCACATACTGCCGGTTCAGTGACGTATACGTATCCACCAGCTGGTGGTGGGGCTTTTCCAGTTCACCGCGCTGATGTTTCTCTTCTGCCACCCGGGCAAACAGCGACTGTAATTTCAGATAATCGCTTTCGTTCGGTAGCTGCCACTGACTGGCACTGAACCAGTGCGACACCATGTTTTTCTTTCCTGTGGCATCTGCAATCTGTTTTGCCGTTATCCCCAGGGCCGCGCGCGCATCACGAAAGTAAGAAATCAGCGGGGCCATCACATGCTGTTTCAGTGCACTGCCCTTCGCCGCATACCCGGCATCTTTCGGACGATACGGCCCCTGATAATGTTCCGCGAACAGAATGCGCTCTGTGGCGGGGAAATACGCCCGCAGGCTTTCCTTGTTGCATCCGTTCCAGCGTCCGGACGGCTTCGCCCAGATAATATGGTTCAGCACACTGAAGCGTTCACGCATCATGATTTCGATATCAGATGCCAGGCGATGACCACAGAACAGGTAAAGACTTCCGGCAGGTTTCAGCACCCGCCAGAACTGCGCCAGACACTGGTCCAGCCACTTCAGGTAATCATCGTCGCCCTTCCACTGGTTATCCCAGCCCTCAGGCTTCACTTTAAAGTACGGCGGGTCCGTGACTATCAGGTCAACAGAATTTTCGGGTAACGACCGGATAAATTCCAGGCAGTCGGCGTTGATTAACTCACAACTGGATATTTTTACAGTATTAAGCATGGATCATTAAGCCTGTCTCTGATAGGCTCATTCTGCTTTTGCGCAAAGCAGTGGGCCTGAGGTTTGCTTGTGAACCCAACGCATGAGCAGATGGCTGGTGGGTGCCCCTAACACCCACCAGCCGCCCATTTACCACAAATAAAAAAGCCTTCACTGCGGAAGGCGTCTGTAACAACCGAACTGATAGTCTGCCAGATCCGCCATAACCAGCTGGGTCAGTATTAACTGGCAGCGTTCGCGTGAAAGGTAAGTATTCTGCGCTATCTCCCCGACTGTCGCCGGTTCGGTAACGCTTAATTCATTAAACACCACTCTGGCGGTTTCTGTCATATCCTGCTGTTTTAGCATGTCTTTTTCCCTTTTCCGGTTAACGTGACACACCAATAACTCTTGTCGAAAAAGCCAGCAAGCTGAAAGACAGGTATTCACCGCCACCAGCGCGTTTACTATACTGACGCGATTTCAGTCATAAAAAACCCGCCAGGCGGCGGGGTGTAAAAAATCTTCTAACGTCAGGCATAAAACGCCCATCGTTAGAGCAAATTTACCACAGATTCGGGAAAAATCAACAACACTATCGCGTTACCCTCTTTAACTGCCGCTCCGCCCATGCCTCTTCAATGTCAAACCGAACCACCAACGTATCGTAAAAGCGTTTCACTGATTTTTTCCACGTATCAAGCGTGATAGCACTCGTCACTTTGCATATGGCATTAAATGCCTCCGTTGATGGTAGTCTTTCACAGCCACGACCACCACAACGCTGGCAGTCTCTGATAACAGGCATACCACGTTTTACCGACTCTTCACGATGAATGGCGACACCACGCCCACGGCAATCCTTACAGGCGGTGGAAACCTCACCCTTTCCGCCACACTCCGGACAGGCAACTTTTACCACCTCCCTGACTTTTTTCCATTCTTCCCAGTAAGACGGATACACACCTTTCGTACACTTTGCCCATACCGGCGGCTTACCATCCGGATACTGGATCTTGTTTGTAAAAACCTCGCTTTCAATAAATTTTTTTCCGTGACAGCAGGAGCACTGTTTTTTGCTCGCCGCGCTGCGGGCATAATCTTCAAACGCATACGAAGCCATAATACGCATCACTGCCGGTTTTATTTCTGCCGGGAGTTTTCTTAACGCCGCCACGCGATCACACCGACTGAGTGCATATTCTGTCAGCAATTCTGTTGCCCGCTCTCTGTCATTCATACTAATGCCCATTTTCCCAAGGAACGCAGAAAACCCCATCTCAGCCCGATTCTGTGTCATGCCCTGCGCGGCCATCACATCAGTGATACTCAGCGCATCTTTCGACGTTGAGGCCGATGCATCAGTCAGGCCGGGGGATTTTGGGGAGTAGTATTTCGGTAAATCTTCCAGTTTCATTTTTTGACCTGCCCTTCAAGCATTATGGGGTAAATCTTCACGCCCAGCCGCCCCCCAGGAACGCGCTGACCGCGCACAATATTGATTTCATCAAACTGCTCGTCGTCTATGAGAAGTCCGGCATGCGTCAGCGCATCCAGTGGTGCTTTCAGAATATTGTCCAGGTCGCGACGACGCTTATCCGGTGGCTCTGCAATCACCTTTATCGCCAGCCTTCCGGACAGGCTTAATTTCAGCCGCTGCTGGCGAACAATAAGCGCCACAGCCCGGCGATAACGCTTTCCCTCCTCCGAGATAAAATATGTGCTGCCACGGCGTCGCCAGTAAGTGTTCACCGTCGGCGGGTAAGGTAAAACCAAATCTATGAGCATCAGTCACCTCTTTTACCCAAGCACGCCAGTTGCAAAGGCGTGATCAAGAAAACGAAAAATTAAATCAACCTGAGAACCATGCTTTTCTTCGAACGCCAGAGGATCCGCATGAAGCTCGTTGTGATGCTCCCGACACAGCGGTAGCGTGAAAATATCGTGAGATTTTGTCCCCATTCCGCCCTGACCATGACCAATCAGGTGATGGGGATCGTCGGCTGGCTTACCACAACACGCACACGGCTGTGTCTTCACCCAGCGTGTGTATTTCTCGTTAACCCAGCGGCGACGTTTAGGTCGTTTCATGAAAGATTCCGGAGACTCAGGATCAACGGCAATGCTGACCACCGTCTCTTCCTGTGGCGGGTTTTGCTGGTGGGCGTGAGGCAGCGGCGCAAGATTTTTTGTGCGCTGCTTCAGTATGCTGGTGGCGGTCTGCTCTCCCGGTACGATGTCGCTTTCACGGTACATTGAGCGGATTTTTTCCGCACGCAACCCCAGCGAACGACGTAATACCGCTTCCGGTAGCGCGTCCGCCACCTGATTGCGGACCGCCCACCAGGATAATTCAGCCAGCGATAATTCCCGTTCCTGCGAGCCATTCATTGCATGGCGTATGACGTCAATCATCCATGCAGACAGGTTTTGGTGAGCAAGTTGCCCGAGTGATTCGGAGGTCTGGTCGCGCAGCTGGTTGTCGCAGTGCCAGCACAACACCATTGCGCCGGTACCATAACGGTGAATGACGGTTTCACTGTGGTGATAATCGCCGTGTGGCCACTGGCAGGATTTAACATGGCGCAGTAACCAGTCAGACAATGCGCCAGCGCCACCAGCAGCACGAATCACTCGTTCGTCGCTGAAAAATGGCAGTAATGATTTATCCTCCGCCAGCGGCTGGCGAACGGCAGGAACGACCCCGGACGACAGATTACGCATGCTTTTCGGTTCCGGCTCCACCAGTACCCGGGTATTGTGGAATACCGGCATGGATTCACGGCCCGGCTTAACGATCACCAGCCCGAGTTCCGGTACCAGAACAGGTCGAAGTAATACCCGCACGTTACCTCCAGATGCGTTGCTGGAATGTGCGGGACGGACGCGGTGGGCGTTCAGAGTAAGGAAGCCTGACGGAGATTATCCAGTGACGATAATCGAGGCTGAGGGCTTTCTTAATCTCGTATCCGTGTCTGCGGTAGCACTGAATTAGCCATTCAGCTTGTTCTTCAGTACATGGGGGATGCTGGTACCAATCAGATTTGAATGTGCGGGAACGCCGCCCGTGCCTGCTGGCAAAGACAGCTGAATTATCAGAATTGTGTGATTTGGTATTGTGCGCCATCGTCTTTCTCTGCTGGCGCAGCAGGTGCCAGTTGTTCAGGCTGACGTGCGAATTGTAAACCTGAATGCCAAGAAAAAACAAAACCCGCCGAAGCGGGTTTTGTCAGTACTGAATATCAAGCTGCGTGCTTGCCACTACAACTGCAAAGTGGGATCGGGAAAGGCTTCCCTTTTTTCGCGTGGCGCATTACACCATCTACACACACAGAGTAGCGAAAAATGATCTCACATGGACAGCCACATTTGCGACAGGTACCCATTGCCATGATTTCGTTTTCCCTGCTCACCTGTGAATCCACACAGGTTGCACTTTGTTGGGAGAACCACTACACTTCGCTTGTCTACAAAAAGTGTTGTGATTGGATTATCTCCATACACTACGGAATGTGTTAGCGCACTTTCCGTCCCTAAAAGCCCTGTTAGCGCAGGGCTTTTACATATAAAAATCGAACGACATCTGTTGTGTTCTCACGCCAATTGTTTCCAGTACGATATCCGCAAATGTATCTGCCTGCCATTCTGCATCCTCAATACGAGTAGGTTCTTTAACTGAAAAGTGTAAAACTGCTTTGTGTCCAAGAAGCAAATGACCTAGCTCGTGGAAGATAACAGCAAGTGCATGCTCTTCCCCAAGGCAAGCATTCACATATATTTTATTGGGAACCGTAATTGTTAGAGAAGCGGGGTCACAATGTCCGATAGTTAGATCATACGTCAGAGCCTCCCACTCTTTGTCGGTCCTGACGTCAAGAGTAACCCCATAAATTGACAGGCTTTCAAAGAACATATCATAACGCTTTCTTTTGCGCTTTGAGGCTGTAAGACCAATAGCATTACAGAAGTTTATAGCTCTGTAGGCTATTTCTTCTTCTTGCATCGGTGACACCCTGTTACCTCTCATTTGATACATAATTACCCCTCATTGTTATTAATCTTTTGCAATAAATCTGCAAAACTCTTTAGCTGTTCCGGCGTAAACTGCGACTTAGCGAATCCCGCTACAAGCATTTTCTGTTGCTGAGACAAACCGTTTACTGGAACTGAGTCATTCGCAACTGCCGCTAACTCCTGTAACCCTTCAATTTCTACACCTTTGGCCTTGAAGTAAGAATCAATCTTCTTAACCCACTTCAGAGGTATTTTTTTGCTACCAGTTTCTAAACCGCTAAGAAACGCTGGCGTAGTGCCCAGTTCTTGAGACATAGTCAGAAGAGTACTGTCAGTATCGATCCTCGCTTTTCTAACGGCCTTACCGAATTCAGTGAGTGCCATGATTTTATCCTCAATTTGTTGATTTAGCAGACTTGCCTAACGCAAGCCTGATGGGCGCTTAAATTCTAATTCCTAAAATTTACCATATACGAAAGCAAAGTAAACCTTTTTAGTTAAAAAAATCTCCTTTAAGGGAATTTTTTTCACAAAAAGAACAAAACCCGCCGAAGCGGGTTAAGTGCGGGTGCGTTGAGGATGCCTGACACATCAGAGGTGGCGAGGGATTTCTCCCCCGCCAGGTCTCTTACTCCTCAGGTTCGTAAGCTGTGAAGACAGCGACCTCCGTCTGGCCGGTTCGGATTCGTACCTCGCAGAGGTCTTTCCTCGTTACCAGTGCCGTCACAATGACGGTTAAACAGATGACGATCAGGGCGATTAGCATCGCCTTTTGCTGCTTCATAGCCTGCTTCTCCTTGCCTTTCGGCACGTAAGAGGCTAACCTACGTGTGTAGAGCATAGATATGGCCTCAGATTAATGTTAAGCGTCTTGCCGGACGCGTAATGTTAACTGGGGCTTTTCTCTATCTGCCTTTTGGTGTTCATGCCTGAGACAGATAGCCTCAAGCACCCGCTGCAATTCTACTTAACTCTCCTTTTCCCGCAAACCGTTTTTATCCCCAGCGGCAAATCGAATACACCACCAGCGCCACCGCCATCGCAATTCCTACCGTTGTTAATGCTTCAGGCCAGGTCATCGTAAAATATCCTCCACGCTTATCAGTCCGTTCCGCTCCAGATAACTCATCGCCTTATCCGGTAATTTGCAGTCTGGCTTCGCTTTCCTCAGTTGCCAGGTTAACTGCTTTACCAGCATGGTTAACTCATCGACCAGACGCTGATATCCCACTGGTTTGTATTCATGCAATTTACCGGCTGGCTCTGCTGCCAGCGATACCAGTGCGATTTCCAGAACAGCAATATCCATCTTATATGTGCGGATGATGTCATGGTCGATTGTGCCCGGTATGCACAGTCTCTGTGCTTCAATAGTCTCCTCTGCGTGAGCTATTAACTGCTCTCTGGTAAAAGTCGTCATGCCGTAGCCCCTTCTTGATATTTTTCAAACCAGAACACAACCGGCTCTGCTTCCAGCGATGCCAGCGCAATCCGTGCCAGTTCCATTTGTTCACCACGGGTAAGCCCGTTTTCAAGCGGGTTTTTAATGAACAATTCAATACGTTCTTTGGTAATAGTGGTCATGTGTTACTCCTTAACCCGCAGTGCTTTCAACTGATGAGGGGAACAAAATCTTTTCATCAAACCCTGCATTCATATCATGAACAGCAACACACCAATCCATCGACGAACGATTATCAAGAGCCTCCATGATTTCATCCATGCGGCGTAGGTCATACAGGTAAATGCTTTTATCGCCAATGGTGTAAAAGCCAATTTTTTTCGGTGATGGACAGCGATCAAGAACTTCCTGTAATTCGTTCAACCATGCCCGTTCTTTTTTTGTCAAAGTTGCCATATCAGTTTTCCTTATACGGATTAATTTTATTGTGCAGTGTGTTGAACGACGCCCATACAACGTCGGTATACAATTCAGTAACTGGCTCAATTATTTTCCCGATTGCCCAGACAAAAATTAGAGGGGATATCGGTATCATCAATACGATAAACAGAATGAGAAACAAAAATTCTGTCGCTCTACTTTTTTGCGGATATTCTTTTCTGAATAATGTAGTCATTTCTTACCGCCCTTTCGGGCGGCCTCCCGACATTAATCGTTGTGGTAACTCATGGCTTCATTTGCAGCATCAACCGGATCAACTTCCCACCAGCAATAATTTGGTGCGTTTCCTTCAGGTGTCCACGGTTCTAATTCATTTTTTGCCACATTCTCGTCGCCAGTAATTTTAAAAATCTGTTCAGAGAATTTTTTCACCCACTCGTTATATTTTTCAGTGTTAATAATTTTCTGTGTATTTGACATAGATATACCTCCAGTTAAGGATTAAATTTTATTTACAGTGCTGAACTTAATTATTCAGATTTGGATTATGCTTTCTCTTCACGAAGTTCCGATTGTTAATTTGGCTCACAACAGCACCTTCTGAAAATTACCCTGATAAAACGACAATATGCGCTGCATAACTTCGCTCTTCCGGCACTCGCGACAGATTATGTTCTGACGCCTGTCGTAGCGACGTATTTCTCCGTCAGGTAATGACCAGATAAGGTCCGGATCAACCGCAGATGGTTTCTTCAGCTTTGCCCTTGAGAGCTTTTTACGGGCATTTTGCCAGTCCTTACGCGCCTGTTCAGACGGGAATAACCCGTAACCAGAGTTGTATACATCGCCACTGGCAACCAGCTCTCTGGCCAGAACGCTCATCAGATATCTTGTTGCCCCAGTTTTAGTTTCCAGTTGTCGTAACGTCTCGCGCCCACTCTGGCGTACGAGTTCAACAACCTGCCCTTTAATTTTTTCCCGCTCTTCTTGTGTAAAAACTTTTGCCACAAGCCCTCCTGAAAATTACCTCATGACCAGAAATTAACACTTACCCCCTGAAGCCCGGCGGAATTTCGTTATCCGGTTCAGAAATATGATTCACACAACGCTGGTTGTTCGTGCCGCTTACCGGGAGCAACCAGGGGTTCTCAAAATTCCGGTCCGGTCCAAAAAACGTCGTCGCTCGCTGAACAAATTCCGTTCCCGTTTTCCCGGTAGCCGCCAAGTATCTTGCGTAACGCCTCACGCCATCCAGCATGGCCTCTGGTGGCACCCCCTCGCGTAATCTGGCCTTCCAGGCACTGAAAGCGGATTTCTTCGGGTTTGCTCCGGCACGCAACGGGTACTCCCGCCAGACCTGTTCGAACACATCCGGATAATCCACTCGTCCCACAGACAGCCCGGTGTTTTCCGGGACTACCCGATCGGCTTCCCGCTGAATGGCGGAATCGGCTTCAGGCTGCTGCAGTTGGTGTGATTGTTCCGGCCTTTGGGTCATCACCTGCTGCACAGCGCCCGAATCGGCTTTCAGCGCATACGCTGAATCGGCTTCCGGTATCGTGCCTGCTGGCTGACCAGGATTGACGGTCTGAACATCCCCTGCCTGGTTCGTGGCGTTTTTTACGCCATGGACCATAGTGTTTTGATCTTCTTGATCTGTATCTTTATCTGTATCTTTATATGTCGTGACTCGTCGTGACATGTGCGTGACATTTCGTGATGCGCCGTGACAATCGCCATTTTGTTCCCGCTTTCTTTCCCTCTCTCGCTGCGCCCTCTTGCGCTCTGCAGGAGATTTTGCGGTTTGCGAAATATTGCCGTTGTCCTCTTTAAGCACCTGGCGTTTTTCCCATCCAGTGATTAAATCACCATCAAGTACCCGCCCCTGCATCGTCTGCAAAATTGAATCAATTACCTCTTCTGTCACGTCGAGCGCACTTGCCAAATCTTCTGTCGTGACATCAATGTGACCTCGCGTGACATTTCGTGACGCGCTCACCAGGAGGTGGATATACACTGCCATCACTGTTGCAATTGGCTGCCCTGACACCCTGGCAATTGTTCGCCACTTAGGGTCATTTGGCATGTCATGCCATAATCTGAGCCAGGCGTTAGCCATACTCACCTCTTCTGATACCGAATCTTTTTACTCACGAGTTGCCGGAAGCGATTCGATATGGCTATTATCACTCAATGCACTGCCACAGCATTTCCTGCCGGGCCACCACGGTTCATCTGATTGAAACCGGCGATTGCCACTGCGACAAAATCATCAGCGTCTCTCACCAGTCGCTCCCGCGTCTCCACCAGCTCCCGAAAATAAGCTGAACTGTGGCTGCGCATTCTGGCCACCAGCAAAGGTGGCATTGCCTTTTCGATCGCTGGTAACAACGCCTGAATTTTTTCAACTGCATCAGGGGTGTCTTTCTCTACCCAGCGGAAAATTTTCTGGGTATTGCGAGCCAGGGCTTCCGGATGGCTGTCGTCATGCAGTTCTGGGAACGTCATACCCAGTTCAAAATAAGCCCTGGTTATTTCAGCTGCCGGAACTTTTTCACCGTCCGGATGCGCCCAGGCATTCATCGCCATGCGGATGTGTTCATGCTTGATTTTCATGAATCAAGCTCCTAGAAAGTGGTTGTGTTAACGTTTTGGTATCTTCCAGCTCGGGCCAAATATTCATCCAATCAAAAGGCCTTAGTTGCTGACGTGTAACTTCACCATTACTGGCTCGCTCAATAAGGACACATAACGATGCCCCTAACACTTGACCTTTACTCAATGCCTTTCTTAGATAACCGATGCTGGTACCACACTCGCATGCAAACATACGCTGTTCATCTGACGAAAGAGAATTGAGAAATATTCTTAATTCTTCCATAGCTACTCCTTAGTAAACACAGCAAAGAATACCTACAGGTAAACAAAAGTCAATACCCACAGGTTGTTTACCTTGCAGTAATCGCATCTATTATTTACCTATGGACAAATATGAATTTAGACGACAGCAACTCATCAAAATTCGTGATGAGAAATGCGATGGTAAAGCGGTTAACGTGGCCAGAAAGATCGGGCGCGAGCCTTCTTATGTATCAAGAATGTTGTACCCAGAGGGGAAAAAGGGAAAAAAACGGATCGCTGATGATATGGTGGAGATTATCGAAGAGTCCTTTGGGTTACCCCGGGGATGGATGGATGGTATCGTTTCATCATCAACGAACACAGCCTCCAGTTATGAAACAAGGGTTCTAACGCCACGACAACGTATTTTTTTAGATCTCTTAGACGAACTGCCAGAAAGTGAAGCGGATAACTTATTAAAAACTCTTGAAGAGAAAAAACAGTATTACAATATGATCTACGAAGAAATCCGTAAAAAGAAAGCACAAAACGCATCATAGCTCACCAAACAACTAGTCACCAGTTAAGACACCGCAAAAAGTTACCCATGGGTATTTACTTTTTAAATACCTATGGGTATCCTTCTTTTCATACCAACTCACCCCGCTCCACAGAATGCAGGGCAATACTTCGAGTTACCAGGCAGTGGTCAGGGGTTAAGTAGCCAGCCCGAGGCGTAAGAACATGACGGCAGGGTACAACTTTAATAACTATGCAGCAGGTTTTTGTTCCGCTACCCCGGCGTTAAGGGGAAATGAGGTCAGCATGGATACTATCAATCTTGGCAACAGCGAATCTCTGGTATGTGGCGTGTTCCCCAACCAGGACGGTACGTTCACCGCAATGACGTATACCAAAAGCAAAACGTTTAAAACCGAAAATGGTGCCCGTCGCTGGCTGGAAAGAAACTCAGGTGAGTGATATGGATTTCGACACAATCATGGAAAAGGCTTACGAAGAATACTTCGAAGGCCTTGCCGAAGGCGAAGAAGCTCTCAGCTTCAGTGAGTTTAAACAGGCACTCAGAATAAGAATGTGCTCTCACAATGACGCGGAGCACAAATATGAGAAGCAAAATCAGACCGCAGAAAATTTTGTTCTGGAACCCGGAGAAACGCTTTTCAAAATTCCCGTTACGTGCCCCATTTGCGGTTTTACATCAGAAGAACTTGACGACTCCTGTAACAATCAGGAAACAACCAAGTATGTCGAAGATGATACCGAGTGCGCACGAAGAACGATTATATCCACGAGTCCAAACTCCAGGGCCAATAAATCTCACTTTGAGAGGGTGATTAATCCACTCCCCCAAACCAATAAAAAAGATGCCGGAGGACAAAAAACCCAATGGAACAACGGGATATCTGTCAAAAAAAGACGTTCCATTAAAGACAAACAACGCAGCGCCAACAACTGTAAGCGCTTTATACCAGTAATCAATTTTCATGTTCTTAAGCGGATTTATTGGTGGTTGCGACATTGCTTAATGAATCCTTAAAACTGTGGTGATTTTAAGGATACCACCTCGCCTGACGTGGTTAAAAGCAGGCACACAACACGAAAGCGCACGGCGAAGTTCGTCTCACTGTACGGTGTCGTTAAATTTAATTCGACCGTGCGCTTCCGGTTGTGGCAACCCGCAAAATGGCGCGGCGGTAAGTATGGCGGGGTTATTCCTTCCCCGTTGAGGACACCGGGTTGTCAGGTTGACCATACGCTTAAGTGACAACCCCGCTGCAACGCCCTCTGTTATCAATTTTCTGGTGACGTTTGGCGGTATCAGTTTTACTCCGTGACTGCTCTGCCGCCCTTTTTAAAGTGAATTTTGTGATGTGGTGAATGCGGCTGAGCGCACGCGGAACAGTTAAAACCAAAAACAGTGTTATGGGTGGATTCTCTGTATCCGGCGTTAATTGTTAACTGGTTAACGTCACCTGGAGGCACCAGGCACTGCATCACAAAATTCATTGTTGAGGACGCGATAATGAAAACGTTATTACCAAACGTTAATACGTCTGAAGGTTGTTTTGAAATTGGTGTCACTATCAGTAACCCAGTATTTACTGAAGATGCCATTAACAAGAGAAAACAAGAACGGGAGCTATTAAATAAAATATGCATTGTTTCAATGCTGGCTCGTTTACGTCTGATGCCAAAAGGATGTGCACAATGAATTCAGCATTTGTGCTTGTTCTGACAGTTTTTCTTGTTTCCGGAGAGCCAGTTGATATTGCAGTCAGTGTTCACAGGACAATGCAGGAGTGTATGACTGCAGCAACCGAACAGAAAATTCCCGGTAACTGTTACCCGGTCGATAAAGTTATTCACCAGGATAATATCGAAATCCCGGCAGGTCTTTAAAACAGTTCCGTAATAAATATCCGGTTTCATTCTTATATGCCAGCAATGGCAGGGATTTGTTCATCCTTAAATCTGTCATGAGGTTAAAACAAATGAGTAAAGTCTTTATTTGCGCCGCTATTCCTGACGAACTGGCAACAAGGGAAGAAGGCGCTGTGGCTGTAGCCACAGCCATTGAAGCTGGCGACGAACGCCGTGCTCGAGCAAAATTTCACTGGCAATTCCTGGAACATTATCCGGCTGCTCAGGACTGCGCTTATAAATTTATTGTCTGCGAGGATAAACCTGGCATACCCCGCCCTGCCCTCGATTCATGGGATGCTGAATATATGCAGGAAAACCGCTGGGATGAGGAGTCTGCTTCTTTTGTCCCGGTTGAGACTGAATCCGATCCGATGAACGTCACTTTTGACAAGCTGGCCCCTGAAGTACAGAACGCTGTCATGGTTAAGTTCGACACATGTGAAAACATCACCGTTGATATGGTTATTAGCGCACAGGAATTGTTGCAGGAAGACATGGCAACATTCGACGGACATATCGTTGAAGCGTTGATGAAAATGCCAGAAGTTAACGCCATGTATCCGGAGCTTAAGTTGCACGCCATTGGGTGGGTTAAGCATAAATGTATTCCTGGTGCTAAATGGCCCGAAATTCAGGCAGAGATGCGCATCTGGAAAAAACGTCGCGAAGGTGAACGCAAGGAAACCGGAAAATACACGTCTGTTGTTGATCTCGCCCGCGCCAGAGCCAATCAACAGTACACTGAAAATTCAACAGGAAAAATCAGCCCGGTCATTGCTGCCATTCATCGCGAATACAAGCAGACATGGAAAACACTGGATGACGAACTGGCCTACGCTCTCTGGCCTGGTGATGTGGATGCCGGAAACATTGACGGCAGCATCCATCGCTGGGCAAAAAATGAAGTTATCGACAACGACCGCGAAGACTGGAAGCGTATCTCGGCATCAATGCGCAAACAGCCTGATGCCCTTCGCTACGACCGCCAAACTATTTTTGGCCTTGTCCGTGAGCGTCCGATCGACATTCACAAAGATCCCGTAGCACTGAACAAATACATTACTGAATACCTGACGACAAAGGGCGTGTTTGAAGAATGAAGGAACAAATCAGAGCGCTGTTGATACTCTCTCGTCGCCAGTACCAGAAACTGATGCAGTGGAAACGGCAATTCCGGGCAACGAAAAAACCGAATGCAAAGTGGAAGTCGAACCATCTGTAGAGCGTGAGGGGCCGTTCTACTTCCTCTTCACCGACAAGGATGGCGAAAAATACGGTCGCGCAAACAAACTTTCTGGTCTGGATAAGGCACTAGCCTTGGGAGCTACGGAAATCACAAAAGAGGAATACTTCGCACGTAAAAACGGCACGTACTCAGGTTCACAACAAAATACTGGTGCATCTGACACGACCGCACAACCAGAGCCGGTAAAAGTTACCGCTGACGAAGTAAACAAAATTATGCAGGCAGCCAATATCAGCCAGCCTGACGCCGATAAGTTGCTTGCTGCCTCTCGCGGAGAATTTGTTGAAGGGATTAGCGACCCGAATGATCCGAAATGGGTAAAGGGGATTGAGACCCGCGATTCTGTAAACCAGAACCAGCAAGAATCGGAACAGAACGACCAGAAAGCGGAACAAAACAGCCCAAATACGCAACAAAACGAGCCAGAAACGAAACAACCTGAGCCAGTAGCGCAACAGGAAGTGGAAAAAGTCTGCACCGCCTGCGGTCAAAGCGGTGGCGGCAACTGCCCTGATTGTGGCGCGGTGATGGGTGACGCAACATACCAGGAAACATTCGATGAAGAGAATCAGGTTGAAGTTCAGGAAAATGATCCGAAGGAAATGGAAGGCGCTGAACATCCACACAAGGAGAATGCTGGTAGCGCTCAGGATCACGCCAGCGATAGTGAAACTGGCGAGACGGCAGATCCCTTAATTACGATGAACGGTCATCACGTTATCACATCCACCAGCAGGACGTGTGACCATCTAATGATCGACCTTGAAACCATGGGAAAAAATCCTGATGCCCCGATTATCTCAATAGGTGCAATATTTTTCGATCCGCAAACCGGAGATATGGGACCGGAATTTAGTAAGACTATCGATCTGGAAACTGCTGGCGGAGTCATTGATCGTGACGTCATTAAAAGGTGGCTGAAGCAATCACGTGAAGCGCAGTCTGCCATTATGACCGATGAAATCCCGTTAGATGATGCACTGTTACAATTGCGGGAATTTATCGACGAAAACTCCGGTGAATTTTTTGTTCAGGTCTGGGGAAATGGAGCCAACTTCGACAACACGATTTTGCGCCGTTCATACGAACGGCAGGGGATCCCCTGCCCGTGGCGTTACTACAACGATCGCGATGTACGCACAATCGTTGAGCTGGGGAAAGCCATAGACTTCGATGCCAGAACGGCTATTCCATTCGAAGGTGAGCGCCATAATGCACTTGATGACGCCCGTTACCAGGCAAAATACGTTTCAGTTATCTGGCAAAAACTGATCCCGAATCAGGCTGATTTTTAATGTTCAACCCCGGTCGTTGCCCACCAGCTATAGTGGCGGCGACCATGATTAGCGAACGACGCTCATGGCAAGACTTATTCTGCTCACTGAGTGGGCAAAAGAGGAATTCAGTGAACCGGTCCCAACTCCGAGTACGTTAAGTAAATACGCTAAAGCCGGAATGATATTTCCTCTCCCCAAAAAAGTTGGAAGACGCTGGCGAGTGGATCCGCAAGCTCGCTTTGTCGGAATGGTAAACAAGCCGGAGGTGATCGCCACAGATCACCCTGCTTTGAAGAGGATACTGGAAGATGGCGCGCCCGCGAAAATATAAAACCAATGTTCCGGGATTATCTCCGTATTTTGACAAAAGAAATAACAAAGTTTACTGGCGTTACAGGCATCCCATAACAGGCAAAAATCACGGTCTCGGCAGTATTGACCAGAAACTGGCAGAAACTATTGCAGCAGAAGCGAACAGCCGTCTTGCCCGGCAGCAAATGGAACAAATGCTCAGTCTGCAGGAGAAAATTATTAGTGATACCGGCGGTTCATCAACCGTTACCATTTTTCTGAATAATTACAGAAAAATTCAACAGGAAAGATATGAAAACGGCGAGATCAAACTCAACACGCTGAAACAGAAAGCGGCCCCTCTCAGGGTATTTGATGAACGTTTTGGCACCAGACCGTTAGATGCCATAACCGTAAAAGATGTGGTATCAGTACTGGAAGAGTACAAGGCCAGAGGACATAACAGAATGGGACAAATTTTCAGGAAGGTACTGATCGATGTTTTCCGGGAAGCTCAGCAAACGGGCGATGTCCCGCCAGGCTTTAACCCTGCAGAATCGGCAAAAAAACCGCAGGTGCGGATATCAAGACAGCGACTGACTTTTGATGAGTGGATGATGATTTATAACGCAGCGGAAAAGGATGGTTACTTTTTACAGCGCGGTATGCTGCTGGCACTGATGACAGGCCAGCGCCTTTCAGATATTTGCAAAATGCAATTTTCGGATATCCGGGATGGTTATCTTCATGTCGAACAGCAAAAAACAGGAACCCGGATTGCCATCCCTCTGGCTCTGCGTTGCGATAAATTAAATCTCACCCTGGATGATGTGGTGTCATCCTGCCGCGATTGCGTTCTTAGTCCGTGGCTATTGCACCACCATCACGCGAAAGGGACAGCTAAGCGCGGCGGGATGGTTAAGCCAGCAACATTAACCGTTGCATTTAAAAAAGCCCGGGATTCTGTGGATTACAACTGGCGTGCTAATGGCACCCCTCCCTCTTTCCATGAGCAGAGATCTTTATCAGAGCGATTGTTCAGAGAGCAGGGGGTTGATACCAAAATTTTGCTAGGCCATTCGAATCAAAAAATGACCGATATTTACAACGACGCACGCGGTAAGGAATGGAAAAAACTGGTCATTTGA